ATTTAAATAGGACAGAAATATACTCAAGTAGTCTATAAAGTCAGTCATAGCAAGGGTTTAAAATATGACATAAATTATAAATAGGACAGAATAACTTTCATCAAGTAGGTAAGAATAAAAATAGGCAAGGTCAAATTTAAAATGTTGTTGACAGTTAATCAACAAAGTGTTACGATGGAGTCAAGATAAAACAAACCAATACAAATGAGAACGTCAAATAAAAATCACATGAAGGAGTTGAGTCAAATGACAGTTACTACAATAAATAAGAAAAATACAAAGGGAGGTATGATTACAATGGTAGCGAAGAAAACAACTAAGAAGACACCAAAAATGCTCAAGAAGTTCAGAATGGATGCAGGTCATACGATTTACAGTTTAGCGGATAAATTAGGAGTGGATTACACAACTGTTAGCAACTGGGAGAACGGAAATAAATACCCGAGACCAAATAAGATTACGGAATTAGAAGACTTGTTCGGAGTGAGCTACAGAGACTTATTCGAGGACTTACCTGAGGATCAGATTGCGGAGTTAGAGAGACGTAGATACAATAAGAACTAAAAATAAGGAGTAGGGGAAACCCACTCCTTTTTCTTATGCGTATGTTGGTACCATCTTCACAATCATCTTTGGATTGACGAAGAAGTAGGCACCAGTCAAGTCCACTGTAGCGTACACTCGTAACATCGGTGCTCGACTGCCCTTGATGTAGTTACCGATTACTGAGTCAGGTGTTTCAGGTACCCCACCTAGATTGAACTCATCCATTGACACGTACACCTTTTCACTTGTAATCATTGTTAGTTCTACTGTTTTTAACTTAGCCACTTGTTATCATCCTTTCTTATTAGTGCTTACTTGCTAAACTGAAGATGTAGCTAATAAGTCCTCCAAGAATAACCATTAGCGCATTCTCGATTAGCTTCTGCTGCCTATCCGTTCCTTTCTCTCCTTTCTCCTCAAGTTCCTCTAGTTCCTGCTCTAGGTGCTCGATTCGATAGAAAAGATGGGACTGTTTCTCTTCACTGATAGCCATGTTCTTGTCGATATCCTTCACGATCCCACGAAGTTCGTCAACAACAGTTTTAAGCTCTACCGTGCTTTGTTCTTGGTCTTGGAGTGTGGACTCAATTTCCTGTAGTTTAAGGAGTACTTGTTGGTTGTTCACTAAAACCCCACCTTTCTGTTATATCCCAAAAATACTTCTACGTTTTTCGACCCTATCACACTCGGTATCGTAATTCTCCATAAAGTGTACCAGTACTTCTCTTCCATCCTCATCCTCTATCTGTCCGTATTCTGAGTCCGTATTAATCGCAAACACGACCTTACCATGCTCTCGTAAGTCCAACTCAATGCGTACCCAATCGGACTGTTCTGCTTCGATGTATTTAAAGGTAAAGTCCATTAGGAGACCTAATGACAATAGCCTGTGAATGCTGTACATATGGTAGCTCGATCTGTTACTGTTTATCATATTGCCTACTAGGTCACGAAATTCTGCCTTTAAATTAGGTTGATGTTTATTCCCTACTACGTTCATCTTCAATCTCCTTTCGTTCTCTATTATTCATAAGGGCAGTCGTAACTAGTAAAAGTAGTAAGCCGTTTTTAATAGTTATGGTTTGGTACATCTCACTCCTGTATAGGATCGTATCTGATATAATAGAGATATAAACTAGTGTGATGAATGCAAGAGCTTTAATTGTCGGAAACAGTAGCTTAAACATTATCCCCTTGTGTAGGATAGACGCAGTTATATATGAAATATACGAAGTAATAATATAGAAGATAAGGGTGAAAGTAAGCGATGTAACTAGGAGTATCATGGCTTCACACCCTCTTCACTTTATTAATCCCTATTAATATAAGACTTTACAGTGTATTTTTTCGATAATCCTCTATATTAAAGGTATAAATTATTTTCTCAAGTGGGGGTTATCGAAAATGAAGAAATATAGTAAACATGTGTACCTGAAAGTTATGTTAATTCTCTTAGCAGAAGCTCTTGCCATTGCGATTACAGATTTCGCAGTAAAATACGGTATGCCGATTGAACACACAACACTATCCTACGTTGTATGTGGTGCTCTATTAGCTTTTATCGTGGTTGGCTCATACGACTATATCATTCGCAAAGGGGAACAGAGAGCACAACAGGAGCGTCAGAGTTTGGTCAATATTATGATGCTTCGATATAGTCCGAAGGGCAGAGACCATAGACCATAATTCAGAAAAGGTAGGTGCTTAGAATGTTTGGATTTACAGAGCAGGAATTGGAACGTTACAAGGATTTAGTACAGACGTATGCAATTAGAGACTTAGCGGCCGATATTGTACACGGTGCAGGGTTAATCGTAGAGCTGGTGGAGAAGGACGGTAAGTACTACCCAGTGACTTCCTCATTTAAAACGCTCGTCACAGACATCGAGATTGTGCTTACGGTGAATGCACTACATATGGCTTACGACTACGCTCATCTCCAAGACGACATCGAGAAAACAGAAGAGGACATCATCAAGTATCTTCACGATAAGTACGAAACAAAAGTAATCAACCAATTCATTCGTTATGGGATCGTAACTTCTGCCAATGTAGCCGAGACGGTTGTAATGGAAATTATTCTAGAGCTACCTTACCTGTACAGTCTAGCCTTTAAGGACAAAGAATCATTCGATGGGGATGCCTTCATAGAAGAACGTCTCTACGCTTATGACGAGTACATAGAGAATATGGGTGCAGAAGAAGAGGATGATGATGATGACGAGGACGAGGAAGATGAGGAGTAATGGTAACAAAAAGAGAAGTGGTAGAAAAGAGGAAGAAGCTAGTTAGCCTAGCGAAGAAAAAGGTCTCATTTAAGAAAGGTGACAAGAGGGTCTACAGTCCGAAGATATGCGTAGTCTGTGGCCGCCCTCTATCTTCTCTGATTATTAATGAGAACAAATACATAATTATACAGGCTCATACGAGATACCACGTAAATGACCTATTTATCGTGGACGCATGTACAGACATAACCTCATGCTACAGAACATTAAAACAGAAAGGGGAGTTGGAAGAGGATGTCGATGTCAAACAATATCAAGCAAGGCGTGAAGAAGAAAAAGGAAGACTTCTCAAGTGAACAAGAATTACGTGAGTTAATTAACTCTGCGGCATCAAAATCTCTTAAACTATTTATCCAACGAATGGAATCGGGGGAAATTCCAATTGATAACATTTCCGACTTCATTCGTGTAATCGGAGCGTACAAAGAGATTAACGGTATCACAGAAGTTATGGATGGTCAAGGTAACACAGGTATGCTTCCTGAAATCAATATGCGTCAAGATAAAGTATTAAAGGATCAGATTCAGGAAGGTAAGATTGCTGCCGATGAGGAAGGTCGTATGGACGTTATGGACATGTCCGTAGACGATATGGCAGACCTAATCCGAAAACTAGATACCGCACAGAACGCAGAAAACGAGGGTGCATTCTAATGAATAATTTTGATGGAAAAATGCTTGCAAACGTTGCAAGACAAACATTCGGTCGTACAGACCTAACGAAGGAAGAACTAGCATACGTACTGACGATGTTGAACTGTTCTTCTTACTTGCTGAAACATCACAGGGTTAAGAACCATCCAATTACCTTCCACATCGGAGGAATGGATTCTTCAAAGGCACAGGCTCACCGTCCGTGGCAGATTGAGATGATTAACGATACACACCCTGATAAAGCAGTAATCAAGTCCCGTCAGTTAGGGCTATCAGAGATTGGCGTAGGGGAGATGATTCACTTCGCAGACCAACACTCCTATGCAGGTGTTAAGTGCCTTTATACGTTCCCTACGAACCGTCAGATGAAAGATTTCGTATCAACACGTATTAACCCGTTACTAGAAGCAGGATACTACTCTACGATTTCCGATCCGAAAGTGGATTCCTTGGAGAAGAAAAAGATTCGTAACAGTTTCATTCTGTTCCGTTCATCTTCTAAAGGAGCAGCCGTAGAGGGTGTGGATATCGACTTCTTATCACTGGATGAGTATGACCGTGTAACTGCAAGTGCCGAGATTTCAGCGATGGAATCTATGTCGTCTTCACAATTTAAAATTTTACGAAGATGGTCAACACCTACAGTACCTGATTACGGTATTCACGCATTGTACAACCAATCAGACCAACGAGTGTACATGCACAAATGTGACAAGTGTGGAATGAGACAACAACTAGATTACGAGAAGAATATCGAGTGTACGGACGAAGCAGGAGTAGATGTACTAGCTAAAACTGTAAAAGACGGAACATTCAGATTTATTTGCTCTAACTGTGGTGCATTGCTAGATAGATGGTATAATGGATCATGGGTAGCCGCATATCCGACACGTACGGAAAACAACCAAGGTACTCGTGGATACCTAATCACACAGATGAATGCAGTATGGGTTAGTGCCGATGAGCTAAAACGTAAAGAGCTTAAAGCAAAATCGAAACAGCATTTCTACAACTACGTTTTAGGATTCCCGTACCAGGACGTAGCGTTAGCGGTCCAAGACAATGACGTAATGGGTAATAAGCGTGAGCACTTACGTGAACCATTATTTAACCGAGGAGATTACCGATTCATTTCAGTAGGTATCGACTGGGGGAACCGTCATTGGGTTACAGTCCGTGGATTCCGAGATAACGGTATGATTGATATGATTCGTATATTCTCTGTAGAGCGTGCTCGTGGGGTAGCTAATATCGAAGCCGACTTAGAGAACATCATCAATCAGTTAATCCCGTACAATCCCGATATCATCTGTGCCGACATCGGTGACAGTGGTAACTATGTTGAGAAACTTATCCAACACTTCGGAGTAGGACGAGTATACGGTGTGAAAGTAAACCCTAACCCCCGTTCAACTGGTCAGATTCAACCTTCATGGTCTGAAAGCCAATCACGAGTTACAGTGGACAAGCTTACACAAAACAAACGTCACATTGCCGATATGAAGATGGGCCGCTTAGGATTCTACCAACAAACAGATAGAGACCTAGAGTTATACCTACACCACTGGAAGAACGTAGTTATCCGAGACGAGGAAGATGAGAAGACTGGTGAAGTTTATCAGATTATCACGGATCGTGGAGATGACCACTACGCACAATCATCGGTGTATAGTATGGTCGGAATGGAGCACGTACTAGAGCCGTACATCACACTAACACAGGAGAACGCATTTGCGTATACGACTGTAGATAGTATGGCACCAGCAGTTACAGATATTTTCGCTAAAGGTTACTAGATTTACCATCCCAACCGTTATATTAATGGTGGGTATTGACTACATAACAAAGGAGAGGAATTAGTATGGGAACTTATAACGTACACGGAGGGCACAATGGCATCGTCCAGGGAGCTAACTACGGAAATCGTAAAGAGCACATCATGGACCGCCAAGTAAAAGACGCTTTAATCAGCAAGCTTCGTAGTCTAGGACATACAGTATACGATTGCACAGATGAAACAGGCTCTACACAGTCTGCTAACCTACGTAACATCGTAGCTAAATGTAACGCTCATCGAGTAGACTTAGACATCTCGTTGCACTTAAACGCATTCAACGGTTCTGCTAACGGGGTTGAGGTTTGCTACTACGACCAACAAGCTCTAGCTGCTAAAGTTTCTAAACAACTGTCTGATGACATTGGCTGGTCTAACCGTGGAGCTAAAGTACGTACAGACCTTTACGTGTTAAACACTACTAGCGCACCTGCTATCTTAATCGAATTAGGATTCATCGACAACGAGAGCGACATGGCTAAGTGGAACGTAGATAAAATCGCAGATTCTATCTGCTACGCTATCACAGGTCAACGTACAGGTTCAGGTGGAAACACAGGTGGAGGTTCTACTGGTGGGAGCACTGGTGGAGGTGGATACGACTCTAGTTGGTTCACACCACAAAACGGTGTATTCACAGCTAATACTACAATCAAAGTTAGAAGTGAGCCAAGTGTAAACGCTGAACACATTCGAACTTTAGAAAGTGGAAAATCGTACACATACAGTTCATTCGGAATGGAGAGAGACGGTTACGTTTGGATCAAAGGCGTAGATGGTACATACCTTGCGACTGGTGAAACTCGTGATGGTAAACGTATCTCTTACTGGGGAACATTCCAGTAATTACACAGAAGCCGACTCTAAATAGGGTCGGTTTTCTTTTTTAAGAAATAGGAAAGGAAGATGACAATGGATAATAATATGCCAATGATCCGTAATGGTGTATACCAAAACAACCCTGACGTACTAGGGAAGATTGGTGAGCTAGACTTAGCAATTAAAGAGTTGGGCGCAGGAAATACAGGAGACTACGCAACAAAAGAAGATATCCAAGGTATGGTTAAGCAGGTTAACAGTACTAACCCTGACACAAATGGTAACGTAACACTAACTGGTCTTGTTAAGAAGGTTAATAATACTGTTCCCGATGCGAATGGTAACGTTACAATAACAATCCCGAGTACCGCAGGAATGGTAAAATCAGTTAACAGTAACTTACCTGACGCAAATGGAAACGTAACAATTACTATCCCTAGTACAGCAGGATTCGTGAAGAAAGTAAACAACGTGGCTCCTGACGCAAACGGTAACGTTACAATCAACCTATTCCCTTCAGGAACGACTACACAACGTCCTTCGACTGGTACGGTAGCAGGTCAATACTTCTTCGATACAACATTGAATAAACCATTATACCGTAACGCAACTAACAACGGTTGGGTAGATGGAACAGGCGCACCTGTAACGTGAGTAGCAATTGCTACTCTTTTTTTTGTTTATAAGACCCAGTAACTAGTGTGAATATGTTATAATAAATACAGGTGGTGATATAGGTGAAGAGAGAGAAGTACAAGCTATCTCCCGATGCAACTCGTGAGTTGATGATGCGTTTGGCTAAGAGGGCACAAGAGTTAGGTGTTGAATTAGATAGAGCAGCTTTACTGGACATTACGAAGAAAGAAGACTACAATGGGGAACCTCTTTTTACACCGAACAAGGAGGGTAGTTAATGTTATCGTACATACTTATCGGTATTGTGTTGTATCTATTGATTGGTGTTGGTCTACTGATTTATGCAGTAACAACGTCTAACTGGGGTGGGTTAATCCTACATTTTTGGTACCTAGTCATACTATTGTACCCTTATCTAATCGTAAGGAGTTTAATAGAGGGGATTAGGGATCGCTAGAAGCGAGGTAATGCACAATGACGGAAGCAGATCATAATATTACAGTTGCCATATTAGGATTATCAGGGGTACTCCTGTATACGGTAATACTATTCATAGGGTATATAAAGGCAGTCGAACGAGTCCGAGAGGAAGCGGAGACAGAAGAGAACATTAGAATATTGGTAAAAGATATCTTTGAGGAAGTAAAAAATACAATCGAAAGAGGAGAAGATAATATGACAGAAACTAACATGGTGGATAAGCGTAAGCCGTTTGAAGCAGAGAGCAGTCTTTGGGTAGACGGGACAACACAAGGAGGGTTCTTGATGCCACTAATCAAACCTGAAATTAAAAATACGTTGACACTAAAAGACTTAGTTACACGTAAACCTACATACGATAACTATACAGAAGTTGTCGAGTTACTAGCAGAACTCGCTAAAAAGACGTTCACTGACTTCAAGTTCTACATCGCTAAGTCCGATGACGAAACAAAGGACTACAACTTTGTACAGGTTGTTAGCAAATATGAGGATGACCCGTATACACACAAGTTAATCTTCAGTAAAGGTGTAGAATACGGTTTAGATAGTGCAGAGCTTTCTAGACGGTTCGCATACCATGTTTCAGAAGGAAACGTACTACCATTAGGAGAGGGCATGAAAATCCTGTTAGAGGATGGAACAGGTCAATGTCCTACAGGTGTATCACCTATTACAAACGGTCTAGAAGGGACAGAGATTGCGTTCATCTTTGGATTCATCCAAGAGAAGAACTATGATTCATGGAAAGAGAATACGTTCCCTAAAAAGGATGAGGAATAATGGAGACGACTCGTAAGACTCTAACGGCTCAGTTAAAAGATACGGTAGCGTTTTTCAAGGATCGTAAAACGGTAGGGAAAATGAAGACGGAGCACTCTATCTTCATTCCTTCCAAACTCATGCTTGAGAAAGAAGGAGAAACGGCAGAGTTCATCCATGTAGCTCGACACATCGGACGACAACCTGCATGGCGTTGTCCAGTAGCGGCCGAACAAGTTAACATCGTTAAAACCGCAGGTGTAGAGTTCGTATTTAGCTTCCAAACGGATACAGATTATGTCGCTATTATGGACTATATCTCGGACAAGATTTAGAGACTACATTTAGTAGTCTCTTTTTCTTTTAATTTATTGTTGACATATAGAATATGTACAAGCTATACTATAAGTAATCTAGCAGGTAGCATATAACATAGAGCGTTGATATTGACGGAGCTAGAAGACAAGGGGATGGTGTAGCGTGTGGTATAATTAGTGTAAAGGTTGAAAAAATACCTATAGCAAAGGAGAATACATATGTCGTTCTTTGGGATCACTGCAAGAAACGTTGGTCAGAAAGCATTAGCAGAAGCTTGTAAATCACGAGTACCTATTATTATCGGTACAGGTAGAGCAGGAACAGGTAAGTCACTAATTGCACAGGCAGTAGGTTTTGACACAGTTTTTGAGGAGAAAAGATGGAGCACTAGCACAGGAAAGTTCGTTTACACTCGTCTTCAAGTAGATGTAGGTAAAGAAGTTGGTTTCCTACCTGGTGACTTAGGTGAAAAATCTAATCCATACTTCCGACCTTTCTTCGATAACTTAACGTTATTGGATAAAGGAGATTACATGAAGAACTACATAGATAATGGTAAAATCGTTCTCGACCACATTCAAACGATCCGTGGAGGAACATACCATGATACATATTTAGTGGTTGACGAAGCGCAGAACTTAGATAACGCTACGATGACTGCTATCGGTACTCGATTAGCTTTAGGTAGTAAATTAATATTACTAGGAAACTTCGCACAGATTGATGTGGACAAGCTAAAGAACCCTGATAACAACGGATTCTACAAGCTACTAAAAGGTCTACATGCAAGCGGAAGAACAGATATGTTTACACATGTTCACTTAACAAAAGGTGAGCGTGGAGAGATTGCCGACTTAGTAGAAGGAATCATGGTTCCTCAAAGTGAGGTTCATCCATCATTCGTTAAGTTGGAAGAAAAAGGTTTACTAAACTATTAAGATATAATTAGGAGGAATTACATATGAAAAACATCTTAACAATACTTTATGACGCATCGGCTACATTGCAGGATGTCCACAATGACTTAGCAACAAGTGCCACGAACTTAGAAAGTGACTATGTTGTAGGTAATATCAAGTATGCCATTGAACAATTGAGCAAAGTATTAGTAGCAGCTGAACGTTCAGAAGAACCAGTTAAAGAGAAGAAAGAAACGTTAGAAGAGTTCATCCAACGTGTAGCAGACTCGTACGAATTTGCTCACGAGACTATCAAAGATATGTGGGTAGTTAGCTTAGGAATGGCTATCCAAACATTAGAGAGTCGTCGTGGATACGCAGGATGTCACATCCCCACTGTAGAAGGTATTTTAGAAGGTAGGTTATCTGTATCTAGTAGCCTTATCACTTTCACGGAAGGTGGCAACGAGTTCTTGTTCGAAAAGAACGATAACGTAGCTAGTGCAGAAGTGGAAGAAGATGATAACGAAGAAGATAATGAGGATCGTTGGGAGGAAGAAGAATCTCCGTGTGACAACTGTGGTTGCATAGCATTTTGCCGTGACGAGATGACGTTACTAGACTACATTCAGAGCCAAGACGATAGTGCAACTAACGGTATTCTGTTACATCTCCAACTAATCGAGGATGAGTTACAATACAAGACAGAGTTCTCTACTGAGGACTATGCGTTAGTACGTTACTACTTAAAGCAGAACCCTAACACTTCTGTCCATGAAGTAGACGCATTATCGGATCGTGGATTACACCTAGCATGGAATGCTCACATGTACCTTATCGGTAAAATTAGATAAATAATTTGTAAAAAGCAGTCAATTTCTTGTTGACTGCTTTTTTGTGTCTATGATATAGTAGAGTTACACATAGCAATACAGACTAATTAGAGGAGATGATAGATTTGGAAAAAACGTTTAAAACTATCTTAGATGAGCTGAGAGATGGTGAAATGGAACTAGCCGACACGATTGACCATGTAAAATACTACATGATAGAGAAGACGGGTTACTCGTTCCACTTCTACGCAGTACACACGCACAATGGCAAGGAAGCGTTATCAGAGGTGCTATACGACCTACGTAACAAGAAGTACTTCATTAAGCGTAACGGGAAAGAGGTACGGTTTAATATTCCGAACCTAGACATCGTTATACCGAGGGAGAAGGATAGTTACAGTTACTCCCGTGATCGTACGGCAGCCGAGAATGTAGCAAAATTCTTCACGATGGTATCAGTGGAGGACAACAAGGGAATGTACGATGCAATGTTAAAGGCTATCGGAGCATTTGGGGAAGAACGAGTTAATATGACATCCCGAGCACTGATTCGACTGATTACAGAGTATAATAAGCTAGAGCTTATTTACAAAGCAGGTATCAGCATCCAAAATAGTTCAAGGGAACTACGTCAGTTAGTTGTAGATGCAGGTAAAAGAGATGTTAGGAAGCTACATGAGATATTCGGACTAACGAAGTCCCAGTATAAGTTCATGCAAGAGCACGGGTTTAGTGCTAAAGACATCATAGTGTACGCAAAAGACATGGCTCACTTAACACAGAAGGACATGGACGAGTATCGAGGGTACATAACATACGTCAAGAAGCTAGGAGAGAAATACCTAGACGATTCAAGACTACCTGTTTTCCGAGGTTCAGCGTCTGTACGTACATATGTAGAGCAAATGGCTAGAAAGAATGACAAGGATCGTAGACCCGATGACTACTGGTTTTGGGGTTATGTAGCACAGCAACAACACCCTAACGTGCTCAAAATGATAGAGTACCTGTTATTCGAGTGCTACTTCAGTCAGGGGTTAGAGTTCTCGGCCGCATTCAGTGAGTACAAGGATTACTACAAGATGTGTGTAGACCTAGAGTACGCAAGGTTCGACAAGTATCCGAAGTACTTACGAACACAACATGATATCGTAAGTCGTAACTACAAGTCAGCAGTAGACTCAGTAACTGCTAAGAAGTTCCGAGAACAAATGGACAAGCACCAAGACCTAGCTTCGGATCGTTTAAAAGGTTACAAGGTTGTTATACCGAAAGAACCGAAGGAATTGGTCACAGAAGGTAACTCATTACAACACTGCGTAGCGTCCTACGTCAAGCGTATCGCAGACGGAAACTCGGCAGTCGTGTTCCTTCGTCAAAAGGATGAACTAGAGTCTCCACTCGTAACGGTAGAAATTCGAGGTAAAAAGATTGTACAAGCTAGGGGATTTGCGAACCGTAAACCCGATGAGGATGAGAGAGAAGCGTTACGGATGTTCGCAAAACGACATGAATTAGAGACTACAAGTTACATATAAGATAGAGCCATAGAATCATGGTATAATAGAAACTATAGGAGGTGGGTGATAATGGCTTCAGGAAGCAGAACAAAAACAGCGTCAACATACTTAGAGTGTACAGAGTGCGGCAATACCACTCAGATACATAGAAAGAAAAGTAGATTAAAAGAAAAGGATCATATTAAGCACATGTACTGTTTTAAGTGCATTAATACGACCGCACATAAAGAAGTGAAGGAAGACGCATTCGTACCGAAATGGTTAAAAGAATGGCAGTCAGAGCAGGAGGGCGTAGAAGTAAATGATTAATAGCGTGGACGAGCAGTATTTAGCGTTAGCAGAAAGAGTTATCACAAAGGGAGTACAGAAAGGGGATCGTACGGGAACAGGTACAATGTCCGTATTCGGTGCTCAGATGCGTTTCGACTTATCGGAAGGGTTCCCGTTACTTACAACGAAAAGAGTCCCTTTCCGTATCGTGGCACAAGAGCTATTGTGGTTTGTTAAAGGGAGCACGGACTTAAAGTACTTATTAGATAATAACGTACACATTTGGGATGATGACGCTTATCGTTGGTACCGAGACAATCACGGTCGTATGGATAAAGATGAGTTCTTGAAAGCAGTACAATTACGTGGTTTCGAGTTAGGTGATATCTACGGAGCACAGTGGCGTAACTGGAATGGTGAGAACATTGACCAGTTGAAAGATTTAATTGAACAGGTCAAAACAAACCCTGATTCAAGACGTATGTTAATGATTGCGTTTAATCCTTCTGTACTTGATAAGGTAGCATTACCACCATGTCATTATGCAGTTCAGTTATATGTAGCAGAAGGTAAGTTAAGCTTAATGTTTACAATGAGAAGTAACGACATTTTCTTAGGTTTACCCTTTAACATCGCTAGTTATGCACTATTGGTACACATCATTGCAAAGATGACAGGACTTGAAGTGGGAGAACTTGTTTACTCAGCAGGTGACGCACATGTATATCTAAACCATATCGAACAGGTTAAAGAGCAGTTACAACGTGAACCACGCTTACTACCTAAGTTAACGGTTAAAACAGTCCATGAGAATATCGAGGACTATACGATAGATGACTTCGAGTTAGAAGGTTATGACCCCCATCCAACCATTAAAGGAAAGGTCTCTGTAGGTCTATAAAGGTCTACAGAGGTCTCCATAGGAGGAGATTAGTCGTGAAAGAACTTAAAATTGCGATTGCAGGAGAGTTCCGTTCAGGTAAGTCTACCGTAGCAGATTACTTAGATAAGAGGTACGGTATGGCACAGTTTGCGTTCGCAGATGAATTAAAATGTGACTTCCATAAAGCGTACCCCGATATACCGATGGTTCCAAAGCCACGTAAAGGGTACCAGCTATACGGACAACTTATGCGTTACGTGCATGGCGAGGACTACTGGATTAACAAGTGCTTCAATAGAATAGAAGTCATTAGACAGGCCGCTATAGGATATAACATTCTTACGGACATACAAGTAAAATTTAAACCTGTCATTACTGATTTGCGCCAACATAACGAGCTAGAACGTTGTCGGGAAGAAGGGTACCATATCATTAAGGTACTAGCACCTAAATCGGTACGTGTACAACGTGCCAAGGACGAAGGAGACTCTTTCTCAGAAGAAGAGTTACAACATGAAACTGAAGTCTATGTTAGAGAGATGGATACAGACTTTACAATCATGAATAACGGGACTATAGAAGATTTATATGCAGAGGTTGATTACATTATGTCTGTAGTTAATCCTGGTACCGTAGCAAGTCAGATACAGTCTTTCTACAACGTAAGGAGGTCTAAGTAGTGTTCTTATGGGATAATATTGTTATCGTTTTACTCGTGTCCTACGTCTTTGTAACGCTCCCTCTTGTAGTGATGTACTTCTTCCCTAGCTTACGTATTAAATATGATGCGTGGAAGTTAGGTAGACAGAAATCATGGATGAGAAGAATGGATAACGGAGAAATCATCATCAAGACTGAAGAAGGTCTCTATTTCCACGCTATGGACGGATCATCTATACCGATCCTGATAAACAAGGAAGAGGGAGAACGTCTTTGGAGCCAAGCTACAGAACTAAAGTATGCAGAAGATAACTAGGTTATGATACCTAGTTATTTTTTTTTCTGTAACTTTTAAAAAAGTTGTTGACTATAATACAACAATGGATATATACTAAGTACAGATACAACAACAGGAGGTGAACAACATGGAGATATCGTTAATAGCAGCTATCGGAAAGAACAACGAAATAGGGTTAGATAATAAGTTACTGTGGCGTTGTAAGGAAGACTTTGATTGGTTTAAGAAGCATACATATAACAAACCTGTAGTAATGGGTAGAAAGACATATGAGAGCATCGGTAAACCACTTGAAGGTCGGATCAACATTGTACTGAGCAGAGACGAGAGTTATAGTCCTCACCCATCCGTACTTGTGCTACCTAGTGTGGCCGCAGTGTTTAGTGAACTAAAAAAGTACAGAGAGGTTATGATTATCGGTGGTGCAAACGTATACAAGCAGTTTATGCCCTTTGCTAACAGATTATACCTAACTGAACTAGAAAAAGAGTTTGAAGCAGATAGTTTCTTCCCTAGTTTTGTGAAAGAGGACTATCGAGAGTGTTTCGGAGAAGAAGGAACACAGGACGTAGGATTCAAGTACGAGTTCAAAGTATACCGTAAAAAATTAAGCAAGGAGGGTCAATAATGGCAAAAGTTCATAAAGTTACATTGTATGTTGTGGATGCGAATGGAGAGTACGACAACTACACTGAAGAAGAGATCAATGAAGAGGTTAAAATCGCTATAGACGTTCAATTAGATACTATGAGTCACGTAGCTTCGGTAGAGTCATCAAAAGAGTTTGAATGGGATGATGATTTACGAATTAACTACACCGATGCGACAACAGAAGAATACGAAGCCCAACTCAAGGAGGGTAAGTAATGTTAGAGCCTACGCAAACGGGTTATGTGCAGAAGATTAGATACTGTGACGAGGTTCACAACGGTTTAGCGCAACAATGGAAAGACCAAATACTTATCAAACGTTACGACCAACATTGGTTCGGAGATGGAATGATTAAGCAACTGGGACACGTCAACACAGAGACCATCATTGTTACACAGAGACCTAAATATATTAGATAGGAGGAACAATCATGGAAATCTATATTGGTGAAGATTATAAGCTTACGTCCGATACGAATAACGTGATTATCAATCAAAAGTACAAAAAGAAAACGAAAGAGGGAGAACCACCTCAATTCGGCTTCAAAGAGGTTGGTTACTACGCTAACGTAGAGAGAGCGTGCGTTGGTTTGTTGGACAAGAAGTTAATAGATAGTGAAGTAACTAGTGTTAAAGAGTTGATGATCCTGATTAAGGATACAAAATTAGAAATCATGGCAGGAGTGAAGAAGTGATGGAAGAAAAAGAACTACACGCAAAAGTAGAAGAGATGTTAGGCAAACAAGAACAAGCAGCTTTAAAGATGTGGAAAGAGGAAGTTAAGTTAGAAGAAGCACGACTTCCTAGAGACATTAAAGAGCTACTAGAAAGTGCTTTTTTAACAGGATTCAATATGGGTGGTCTTTTTGAAGAACAGCACGCAAAAGAGTTTTACCGAATCAACCCAGTAGCGTGTATTACGTGGTTGAAGGACGGTAAGTAATATGGTCATGAATTGTCACTACTATGATAATGTTCTCCCTCTATTAGAAGAGGGTAAGAAATTTAGAAGAGAGTCTTGGCATAAAGATGTGTTTTTGTACTACATACCAGGTCATGAGTTGTCGGCTTCTTTAAAGTATGGGTACGGAGAGTACATTGGAGAGCCACGATTCGAAGGAACAGTAGTTATAAGGACCGCACTAAACACTCTATGTATGGGGTACCAACCTTCAGATAGAGATAGAGATGCAAATGACTGGACACTAGTTGAATAAAAAACTAATAAAAATACGGAAAGAGGTATAATTATGAGCTTAGTAAGAGCTACAGAACTAATCGAAGGTGTAATAGAAGCAGGAAAAATGACAGTAAAGGTTAAAGCAGATATCCAGGAAGCGTACGATATGTTACGTGTGGTAGCTGAGGAAGATAAAGAGAGAGTACGAGCAGAGGAACTAGGATTAACACCGTCTGCTTATGACACTACTAATCTAATATCAGACCTACAGAGCGCTATCAACATATTTGCACACGCTAAAACGTATAACTTGGCCGCAGAAGATGTGAAACGTATGAACGAGATGCAGTTAGACCTGTTACATGCGTTAGAGTTATTCGATGAATCGGTCGATGACAAGGTGAAGTATACGGAAGACCTCATAACCTTACAAAGACAGAGACGACAAGCGAAGAACTTTACAGAAATAGCCACACCTATTAAAATGTTAGTCGCAAGTAACCCGAAACTAGCCAAGGACTTGCAGAATTGTCTGAAGCAGGTAGAACAACAACTAGAAGTACATAAGAAACGAGCGTACCACCCACGAAGACTGACTGCTTTACAAGAAGCATTCCAAGAAGCAGCTTCGGCACAGAACGAAAAATAACAACTAGAAGGTGCAACAATGAAGTACAACGGATTTTGGTCAAACGGTAAGAAGAGACTGGTTGTAATTAGAACTTCTAAGGACGGTATGATCCATTATCGGGAAGTAGACGAGAAAGGTAAGACAAGCAGTAAGCTACAGAAAGACTGGGCAGAAGAGGTCTTACCTTCTTTCCTTAAAGAAGGGTCTAACGAACCATTTAAATCTATGTATTAGGGAGTGAATTATGGATATTTTACTAGATAAGCACGTCAAGATTCGTAAGGATCGTAAATGTTGGGGATGTACACGAGGTTTTAAGAAAGGAAGCACCCTACAATGCGTTAAGGCCGCAGATGAGGGTACTGTAACATCGACATACTACTGTGACACATGTATCCAGTATATGAATGATTACTACGAACCAGGAGACGAAGTTGGTTATGGTGATTGCTTAGAGGATCGTGAGTCGTGGGAAGTTACACGTAAAGATGTAGAGGGGGAATAGCTATGAAAGACGTTAAAGAAACGATTAAACTGGATACACACTGGGCTAATCAGTACTACAAGCACAGAAAACAAGAGATAGATAATTACGAGAACGACCCACGCAAAGAAGTACGTACTCGCAGTCAAGAGTGTAAGACTTGCTTCTACTTACGAAACGGTTTAGCACTTCAAGCGTTCACGGAGTATTCGTGTGGTTATTGTAAAAAGGATTGTATGCATCATAATTCACGTACACCGAAGTACTGTATTGATTGTTCCATAGAATTAAATGTATGTCGCACATGTGGATCGGAGATGGATTAACATGACAATAGATGAGCTTAGGGAAGAACAGGACCAGCTAGAGATGGTGAAAGCGATAAAGCAAGTCGAGTTAGACAACACGATTGCGAAGTTACAACTAAATAACCGTAGGATTCAGGACATTTGCTCACATAAAAGAACGTCAGGTATAATCATCAAGTTCTGCCGTGAGTGTGGAAAAGCCGACTTCTTTTGGAGCTTTAGGGGGTGATATAGTGGAGTTTGTTGATTTATGTCGTAGGCACGCAAACGAGACCTTTATACTACACCTAAACTATACAAGTAACGGGGGGAAGAAGGGGATTCATATTGTTGATAAAGAAAAATGTAGAATCTGTGAAAGACGAAGGGAGAGAGAAAGGAATGAACAAATGGGTAACGATCCTACTACATAATTTAGGAGTCATTGCACTAACTGCGTTCGTATTCTATTTAACTCGTAACTACTGGACGTTGGCTATACTAATCTGTTTAGCATCATCTAAGAAGGATGATAACTAATGGCTAGTCTTATCATAGCGAGACTAATGAGTTTATTCGAACATACATGTTGTTTCTGCGATAAAGAATACGACAAGGTGAATGAAGACGGATCGCGAACAATTATTATGGCTTGTAATAAGTGCGGAAAAACAGAAATGAGAACAATAGAGAAACGGGAGGAATCATAATGATAGAACTACAAGGTAAATTTAACCAAGCAAAAGTATTTACAGACAACGTAGACGATGTTACAGTAGGACAGATAATCGAACTATGTAACCAAGGGTTCACAGAAGGAAACAAAATACGTATCATGCCTGATACACATGCTGGTGCAGGTTGTGTAATCGGAACTACAATGACAATTACAGACAAGATAGTGCCAAATCTCGTAGGGGTTGACATCGGCTGTGGGATGGAGGTTGCAGTAATCAACAAGCGTAAAGACGAAATTAACTTCGATAAACTGGATGATGTAATCCGTAAGTTCGTACCAAGCGGTTACGACATCCGTGATAAAGCACACCGATTCTCTAAACTAGTAAACTTAAAAGATGTAATTGCACCATTCAACACGGATCGTGCAGAGAAAAGCATCGGGACTCTTGGTGGAGGAAATCACTTCATTGAATTAAATGAAGATACAGATGGTAAAGTATACATCGTCATCCACTCAGGTTCTCGTAATCTAGGGAAGCAGGTAGCAGAGCATTACCAACGTGTAGCGTACAACGAGCTTATGAGCGTTAAAGATGCGAAGCAGGAGCTAGTTGAACAACTAAAACGTGAAGGTAGACAACTAGAGATTCATGCGGCCCTACGTGGTATCAAGAAACCTAAAATCAAGAAAGAACTCGCATTCGTTGAAGGACAAGCTTTCAAGAACTATATGCATGATATGAAGATTGCTCAGTTCTATGCGGCCCAAAACCGTAGAGCAATGGTAGATGAAATCGTGTCTCATATGGGATGGTTAATTACTGACCAATTTACAACGATCCATAACTACATCGACATGGAGTACTCTGTACTACGTAAAGGTGCTGTATCTGCTTTAAAAGGAGAACGTATAATTGTACCAATCAATATGCGTGACGGTTCTCTTATCGCAGTAGGTAAAGGTAACGCAGACTGGAACTTCTCAGCACCGCACGGAGCAGGACGACTTATGAGCCGTACGAAAGCTAAAGAGAATATCAAACTAGAAGACTTCGAGAACACAATGAAAGACGTGTGGACAACTTCTGTAGGTACTAGCACGATTGACGAGGCACCAATGGCATACAAACCAATGGATGAGATTGTTGAGAACACGAAAGATACAATGGACATCGTACATACGATTAAACCACTTTACAATTTCAAAGCTAACTAAGGAGGGACACTATGAAAGTTGATGTCTACTTAATGAATCGTACGAAATTTGTACACGACTCAAGAAGGTATAACAATATAGATGACTTTGCGAGAGCTTTAATGGACGCAAAGAATCACGGTAAAGACGCTAACGGGGAACTCATCCGAACGGGTGACTTCCTTTGGGTAGGTAGAAAGTTTGTCAGATACACCGACATTGTGATGTTCCAAGAAAGTGAGGAGAGGTAATATGAATAAACAAGAAATCTATGACAAAATTGTAGCATGGCAGATGGAAGCAGGAGAGGACTTCTTAGACTACTTCGATAGTAGTCTAACTCCTGGAAGCTTCATGATGTGGTGTAGAGGTAAGGGGTATATCACTATCGAGCAGATGAACCTGTGGGAGAACGATACTAGTCCTGAGTCAATGTGGGCATCCCACTATGTACACGACTGCGGTAATAGCGGAGAACCAATCCCGTATGCGGTCGTAAGTGAGGAGGACTGGACAGAATCAGGGCAGTATAAAGCGTATATGATCCTAGCAGAGTTCATCTCAGAGAGCGTTACATACCAATACCTACTAAAAACATTCCTAGAGGAAAATTAAGGGGGATACATATGATTAAAGTGTACGCATTTCAAGTCGGAAAGTTAAAGGACGGGCAGGGTTTCCTGCTCAACCTTTGCGATAAAGAGTCATTCAAGGCAGGAGAGGGATCACATAATTATGAAGTACCAACAAGACACGCTAAAGAGTTATATGAATATCTAAAAGGTCATTTTGAGCCAAATAAAACGAATAAGGGGAGAAACCAATAATGAGTACAATTAACATGAGAGACAACGTAATGCAGATTATGAACAGAGCACATTCGGATGCGAAACGTGAGATTTATAAAGACCTAAGCAAAGTTATGACAGAGAACGAGCAGCTGCGAACGGAGAATGACGAATTAAAAGGTAAGGTAACGAGATTGGAAGAACGAGTAAAGTTCCTAGAATCACTGCCCACTCAAATGCCAAAATCGTTACTAGAGCCAGTTATTCCAAAGAAGGTACTAAAACTTGCGCTTACGGACGAAGACTTATTCCGTGAAGGGGATTTAGATGAGTGTACACAAGACCTTTACTTCAACGAGACTTCGGATAGATTGTATAAGGCAATCGGTCTAGACAAGAAGGAAGGTACAACGCAACCAGGACACCGACCAGTATTACTCATCGCAAAAGATTGTTCGGGATCAATGGGAATTTGGGAGAAGTACATGTCAGAGTGCATCGCTACATGGACAGAGGAGATGTTATCACGTAAGTACGGTCAACGAGTAATCGTACGATACGTAAACTTCCATACAGAAGCTAAAGAAGTGGAGAGAGACGAGTTCTACAAAGGTTACGAACATGGTGGTACAATTGTATCCACTGCTGGTAAACTATTAAACACAATCGCAGATGAGTACGACTACACAGGTAAAGACGACATCCACGTACTATTCCTGTCAGACGGGGACAACTTAACATCGGATAACACACGAGCTATTACGCAATTCAGACGCTTAGTAGGGAAGTCTAAAGACGTATGGTACGTAGAACCGAACCAGTATAACAGACACTCTACGATCCGTACAGGTTTTGGTCATGAACGTACAGCTAACGGTAAGATTGGCATGTTCGCTCTAGACTTTAAGTCACGAGAAGAAGTATTAAAGATAATCGACTTTATGTTCAATAGATTGGCGACTAAGTAATGGCAGACTCGTCTATAACCCTAGACACGAAGATTAAGGCCGCTAGGTTAACCAAGTACGGTGTGCCGTTACATATACCTTTAGGAGAGGAGTGGAGATGCAGTGACATGTATCGAAGCTTCCACCCTTTAGGCAGTACATGGAGAGAGATACGGGCAATGGAGATGGACATGAGAAAGAAGCATGAGCTATCGGCACGTAAGAACAGGATCGTATCGGCATTCAGGGGACTCTTTAATTAGAGTCCTTTTTGTTTGCTGCTTAACTGGTAAATTATGGAAGCTAGTACTACCCTCACAAGAAAAATTTTTTTCGGATTTTTTACAACTTACTTATCGGGCATAGCTGGGCTGCTGAGACCTCCGTATACGGACGGGGAGTGTCTTATTAGTACAATTACATTACCTTACTATGGGGCTTCGTGTGGGGGCTTCTAGGGGGCTTAAACGGGGGCTATAGTTAGGGGGCATGACTCAGGGGCTTTAATAGGGGCATCGGATCGGAACCTTTCAAGTCCGTTTAAGATACGTCCAATATTAGAACCAAAAAATTTTTTTCGGAAAAATTCGAGCCTGGGGTTAGGGTGGTTGGGTCGCATACACGAACGTATGGTCGGATCAACACGGGGTGGGGTAATAGTCAGACAATTCAGAATAGTATGAATAGGTCGAATTGTCGAAAGATGCAGCTTGGAGTGTCAAGTAAATTTACTTGACAGAAATCTTGATCCTAAAATGAATAAAAAAAAAGACTTCCTAATATCATAGGAAATCAATTTCTTTGTGTCCTGCTTCTTTCATCATCTCTTCATATCTATTATAGTTTGCATTGTCATATGCTTTAAACTCTTCACTCTCTTCTAGTTGCTTATATATGTCTTCTAGTCTTGCATTTGCTTCTGCTTCTGTCTTGAATCCATCTTCATATAGTTCTGACTCATGACATAGTACGTATTCATCAGTGCTTTCAAGCCATACTATTTCCACCTCTTCCCCTTCCTCTGATAGGTTTCTTAATACGTCTTTCCACTCTGATAATGCTAACATAATATACACGTCCTTTTCATTTAGTTTTAATCATACATTCTTTTAACTTTATTTATTGCTTCTATCTCGCTTTCTAGCTTATCAATAAAATCGTTTATGACTCTTTCCTCTTCCCTATCCTTAGTATAGTTTAAATCCATATAAGCATGAGCACGTTCACTTTCTAAGTCATTTAGCAACGCTTTATACAACTTATCTCTGTCTTCCATTGCCTTACATCCCTTTCACAATCAAGATAGAATATAAAACCATTAATAAGTAACCAATAGCACCATATACCAACACTTTTAAACTACCTCTAAAGGCTTCCTTCATTGCTTATCAATCCTTTCTCGCTTCTCTCCGTTTGATACTGCAAACCACTCACTAGCTAACTCATCTAAAGACATCGGGATAATATCGTTATTGTCAATCATAATTTCATGAAAGTTGTCATCCTTCATACACTCTTCTGCTAAATCGTTTAACACATTCCCCAATTGATTTAATAATTGTTGTTGTTTCCATGTCATCGGATTTGTCATGATAACCACCTTTGAAGGTGGAAGAGGATTATTCCTCTTCCCCTTCTCCTTCCTCTTCATTTTCTTCTGCTTCTAGTTCTGCAATCATAGGCTTGATGTCATCGCTATAAATAACCTCTGCAATTTCATCCCATTCAATTCTTCCTAAATCTAGGTAGTCAGTAAGGAAACTTCCTAAACCGTTTAACTCCTCTTCTAGAATCATATCAAGGTATTCAGAGCAATTACCTTCTATTTCCGTTCTAATTGTTCCCTCATCTTCTGTTAAATCAATTGCTCCGTCCGTTGCTTGTTCTACGATATAAGATGATAATGTTTCCCCAAAATGTAAGTTAACTAACCAAGTTTCTCTGTTTGCCCAACCGTTATAAGTATTTGTGTTTGTCATTTTAATTTCCACCTTTTCATAAGTTATTTGTTTTTTATTTCTGTAATCATTATCTCATCTTGTTGTCTTAAAGTCAACAACATTTTAAAAAGAATTTTTTAGGGTAATCAGTGTCAAGTAAATTTACTTGACACCAATCAAGATCCTAAAATGATTAAATAGTTTTGTCTAGATATTCTGATAATAAATCACACTCTATAGAAGTTTCATTGAATAGCTCACCTAATGCAGAATGAGAGATAGTAGCGATATTGAAATATAAGCTTTTAGGGTACGTTTTACTTTCTCTTTCACCTGTTAACGTGTAGTAGCTATCCATTGCCATTGTATAAGTGTCATACGTGAGATAACGAACGGTTAAACCTTTTCTAGGGTGCATGAAATACACTCGAACGCTATACATATTATAAACTCCTTCCCACAATCAATTCTAGTTTCTTGATAGTATAATCATATGTCATTACCTTTGCTTCTAGTCTAGAATGTAGTGTAGGCTCTTTGACTTTTGACAGTAGTTCTCTGTCATTCTCTGCATGTTCTTCTAGTTGAGATATTAAGTTTTCAATTTCATGAAGAGGTATAGTTTTACTCATTGTCTTCTTCCTCCTCTTCCTCTGTCATGACTTCAACGTCATAACCTTCTAGCATTGTTTGAAGTTGTTCTAAACTCTCACTAACAACAATTCTATCATGTTTGTACTGTCCTAAATGGATAACTCCTTCCCCGTCCACTGTCTCGCTAATACCTTCCACGTCATCTTTCAGAGTATAAAAGAACTCACTTTCATTGTGATAGATAACAGTTGTTTTCAATACCTCCTCTTTACGTTCTAACAAGATTCCGTATTCATTTAATAGTGTAATAACCTCTGCTTCTTTCTTCACTTCATTTACAACTCCGTTAAAGTCCACGCCGAACTCATTAGACAGTGGCTCTCCTCCGAACTCATGATAACCATAATATTCGACTAGTGCAGAAACCATGTATTCTTTTTCTGTATCTTGACAAGTATTGTCGAATCCTGCAAACTCTTTAATTGCTTTCCAATCAATCCAATCATCGTTTAAGTCAACATATCCTTTGACTAAAAACCAACCGTCTTCACCTATAGTCCATTCTAAATTGATAACTTGAATGAAGTAGTAACATCCTTCATTTTCTGTATCTGCCTTTACAAACTTAGTACCGTATTCAATAGGGTTATTATCCCCAAAATTTCCCCACTGACTTACAACCTCATTACAATTTAATTCTGTCATAATTGACACGTCCTTTTCGTTTAATTTGTTTTTTAATTTCTATACTCAGTATAATTCATTGTTGTCTTAAAGTCAACAACATTTTAAAAAGAATTTTATTTCTTTAAACTATATTTAGGATCGGCGATATAGCAGCAATTGGTGTAAAGTAAATTTACTTGACAGTAGCAGAGGGAAAACCCTCCACTATGCCTTATAGACTAACAAGTCTAAACCTTCGAACTTTATTTCGTGTTCTTCTCCGTCATAAGGAGAAATAAAATGCCCGTTTCCGTCAATCTCTGCACCTCTTAAAATAAGTGCTTTCCAGTCTGTAAGTGCTTGAATCAATCCATTTGCAGACTCACATAAGTTTTCTTGTGCATGTAGGATAGACTTTCTCAACTCTTCCCACCCCGTGTTATCATTAATTAAATCTTTTGCAACTTCCCACTTTAAGTGATTCATAACATGACTAACATTGTAAGCAAATAAGTTTTCCTTTTGTGTTTCAAGTAAATATGTGTCCACTGTAATTTCATCAAGTACAACGAACTCCTCATGAGATAATTCTTCTTGTAAGAAAGTATATAAGCGTTCTTCTTGTTCTTCTCCTAAAGCTACTGTTAATTGTACGTTCATCATTGCGTTTGTCATAATTGACACGTCCTTTTCATTTAGTTGTTTTTCTAATAAATCCAATAATTCATAAAACCATGCAGTTTGTGGAATTTCATAACGTTCTTTATTTTCCTTTTCAATGAACGCTTTAATTACTTCAACATCTTCCACGATAGACCAATTAGGTGCTAAAGAACGTTTTACATAATGTTTAACCTCTTCACAATTTTCCCCTAATTGCGCTACCATGTGAAAGTCATCTCCTGCACTTTCAACGATAAGAAAAGCATATTTATTAATCTGTTCAACTGTTTCCATATATCACACGTCCTTATAAGTTATTTGTTTCTGTAATCATTATCTCATCTTGTTGCTTTAAAGTCAACAACATTTTAAAAAGAATTTTTGCTATGTACTGTCAAGTAAATTTACTTGACAAAAATCTTGATCCTAAAATGCAGAGGGGAAAATTATTCCCCTTCTGCTATGCTTCTAACTTCACACGCTAACTCATCTATAGATTTATTAAAACCGTTTAACTCACAAATGATATCATTATGAAAGAACTCACTATCCCCACACTCTTCACTTATCTTGTGTAGTGCAAAAGATAGTTCCCTTAATATATTTCTTTGATACTCGGTTAACTCTTTAACCTCTTCATCCCAACACCACGAGCCACCACCGACACAATACAATACAACTGATTCCCCATTTATAATATACTCGTCACCTTCCCACCACTCTGTATCTTCTTCTTCACAATAACCACTATCACAATTTAAGTTAGTATAGTACGTATTGTTTTCCTCTACATACCACGCCTTTGTATTTCCCCACTCACAAATTTTATCCATAATTCTTTCTGCTACCTCTTTAGTGAAGTAAGGACAAGCCCACCCATTCCACGACATACCACTTGTAAAACCTGCAAACTCTTCTCCTTCGATACCATCAATTGTGAAAACTGCCTTTTTAAGATTTATATTTGTAGTCATTAAATTCTACCTCCGTTCACATCAAACTCATATTCGTTTGCTTTAATTGAATCTATTGCATATTCTTTTGAATAGTAATAATCAATCTGTTTATAGCCTTGTTCTTCTAGTTCTCGACTGATTCCCCTTATATCGTTGTGGATTGCTTCTTTTAACTTTTGTAGCAGTTCCCAAATTTTAGGGAAGTCTTCTAGACTCTGCATATCATCTAAATCGACTCTCATTGTATTGTAATGATTATAATGATGGTTAGTAGAACTTATTTCAATTTCGAAATCTGCTAGTTCTCCGACCAATTTCAATCGTTGATACTCCTTATTAGATAACAAGCGTTCTGACAGGTTAACTAGTTCATCAGTAGTTAGTCTTCCATAGAATGCCACTCCGTCACCTTGAGAATGACTTAAAGACCAATGAACGTCCATACCTTCATAACCTTTATTTTCAAGCGTACCAGTTAAATCTTGAGTGATGTTTTCACTTTCCTCCGTGAACTCTTCATTTAAAATTTCTTGAAACCACTTAACGGCATTATCCTTTGCACTTACTGTTAACTCATCATATTGATAAACAAAAACTATTCTTTCTTCCATAATTGACACGTCCTTTTAAGTTATTTTTAAGCTACCTTCATTGTAATTCTTTGTTGTCTTAAAGTCAACAACATTTTAAAACTTTTTTAAATACCTGCAATTTCATCATCAATAATGTTTTCTAGGTTTGCGTATAAGTCTGCATTCATGTCTATTTCAATTGACTTCCCGTTTAATGATATAGTAACGTTATAACCTTGTATGTCTTTCCCTTCATGCAGTAAATCCATTATTTCATTTACAGTAGTGTCCATGTGTGCTTTAAACTCTTCTAATGATACGTTATTGTTTTCCATTTCCTTCTCCTCCGTTCGTTCCCACGTTAAACCGTCTAAACAGTATACGTGAATTGTTTCTCCGTTATGTTCTATTTCTTCACCAGTCCACCAAAATGTTTCATGTTCTTCTATATCCTTATCAAAAGTGCTTGCTAATACATAAGTGTCATTTTCTTCTATATACCATGACTTAATACCTACACTGTAATTATCTTGCATAAATAATTCCACTGACTCTTTAGGGAAGTAAGGAAGTTCCCAACCACCACTATATAAAACTCTTTCAATCGTTGCATAACCTTTTAATTGAATACCTTCACCACAAATAGTAAAATTAGCTTCTTTAAATTGATTCATATATCACACGTCCTTTTAAGTTGTTGTATTGCTTGATACCTATACTAAAGATATATTGCCCAAAAGTCAACAATATAACCAAAATTAATTTAAAAAACTTTTCCTTCTATTATAGGGAATTTAAATCTATTTCAAAACAGGATCAAACGTATATGTAAAGTAAATTTACTTGACAGAACATCCGATCCGAAAAACAATTCTGAATAGTCAGTACATTTAAATACCTGAATGCTGCAAAGTATGAATAGTCTGAATATTCTGCCATCCTGCGGCCGATCCTCCAAACGAATTGATGGTGCAGGGAGCTACTAACGTTTTACCACTTGGTGCAGGGAGCTACTAAGTAATTGACATAATAGAAAAACTCACTGCATAGGATATAGTATCGGCTGCACAGTGAGCTACTAGTCTTCTATTCTATTAGGCGGTGCAGGGAGCTACTAACGTTTATAGCTATCTTTTATAATACTAATACCATATAGTATACAACATACGAGAGCACCCATGATGAAACCAACAAATGCACCTTCAGATATAGTAGTTACCATATGTCTGAACCAGCTACTGCATCGGCTGCTATATCAAATACTTCTTTCAACATAGTATTATTCTTCTTAAACTTCCAACCTTCATTAGTAAGTTTATAAGTAAGGATAACAACGTAAGACGATCCTGCTAACGTACACTTATATACTTCATGCTTTACTTTCTCGTGTGTATTGAACTCCTTAATCAATTCTTCAGTGTCCCAGGCAAAAGGTTTCTTAGCCATTATAGTTGTTCCTCCCTTTGTACGTACGATAGTGGTGAGTTAAATTGTGCTGCCATACCTGGCATCATTGGAGCAGTGCAGGGAGCTACTGGATCGACTTTAACATAGTCAGGATGAGTAGCTTCAACATATGTAACGAACTTAACTGGTGTAATATCTTTAGCAGGTACACCTCCTGCATATACATTACTAAACGTGACCATTTTACGATCACCTTTACCTTGTTGCATCACTCTAGCTTCATACACACAACCACGGATCGTAAACTGTACAATATCCCCACACTGGAACTCGTCCAATTGGCGACCTGCTTCTTTAAATGTAGCTTCTCTCTTTAGCAAGTCCAATTCCGATTTCTCGATACGGACCGCATTGTCCACATTATAAGGAGTGTGGTTACCTTTGAAGCGGAAGCAGGTTGTACCAAATTCTGCAAATACTGCTTCTACTTCACCATATAGAGTACCAGCCATTATTGTAGTTTTAACTGTGTCACCAGCTACTAACGGCTCTACATAGTCTACGAATGTATTATTGAAGAACAGGTTAATATTAATGTTTACATCTATATAACGATCTGTCACTAGGTTCTTAGCCTTAACAACTCCATCTTCAAACGTATACTTGTTATATGGTTCCTTCTCCTTCTGAATCCAACCGTCCATCATTCTTTTTAACGCTTCAAACCCTTTGTATGTTTTTGTCATTTTAACTTCCTCCTATTATAGATAGTTTTTAGCTTTTAAGTTACCGTCAACATCCCATACTATCACACGATGTTGACCGTTTCTTAGTGCGTGCTCCACATTCGTACGATCCGCTTTGTTTACTACAAACAGTTCTCTGCTATCCTTATCAATTACGAACTGACCGTCTAGCTGTTCCACGAAGATTAAGTGGGCGGTATGTCTATCTTTGAATGATATCATCATCTCACCCCTTTGTTTGAAATGCTGGGATCAATCTTCTTAGCCCGATCCCAAAACTTCTGTAGTATCTTCCTACGAGTCATACCTGCACCATCAAACGAGTATGTAGCACCTGTCTTAACCACTGTGTATTCTCCGCAGTAGCCCGATACTAGCTTCACTAACTCTAACTTATAGATACCTCCTATGTCAAACACTTGCGGCTTCTCTACTGTAGTAATCACTCTAACTCACTCCTCTTATATAGTATGTGTTATTTACCTCTTACTTATATAATACAGGATTGTTTCCTTAAAGTCAACAACTATACATAAAATAAATGAATATATTTTAAAATAATCGGGAATAATAGTAATTATAGGCTGCTCCGTCTAACGTGCATTTTAACGGCTCTCACACCGTCTATTAACGTAGAAAGACTGCTCCCAGTGCAATTGTATTAACTTACACCGTAGCAGTCTATAAACGCTCTTATTGTTGTTGTGCGGCCTGTAGCTTTTGTAGTGAGCAACTAGGACAGTACCATTGTTGTGACCCCGTACTCATCTTCTCTGCGGTCCAACCCATGTTGGCTGCTTCAGATCGTGCTTCCGTTAGTAATTGAGCTATTAACGGCTCCTGTGTTGCACACTCGTCACAGTGTACAGTATACGCTAGTGATATCATTATGTATTCCACCTTTCTACGCCTTACTACCAATATAGCAAAAGGATCGGCGGCCTATGGGGAAAGCTACCAATCCTTTCAACTATTAACCTCTAATAGAATTATAGATGCAGGTATGAGAGTCTAGTCTATAGCGCACCTTATTTGCACGCCCCAGGTTCGACTGTGAACGAGTCTTTTTAAGAGTCTCATCAAATGTTTTGTGCTTTCCGTAGTCGTAGGTACGGTCTGCGTTTGGTTTCTCTTATATAACATCTCTATAGTGCCTATACTATATCAATTACTATACAGGAGTCAGAATGTGTGAGCGATATACGAACCTTATGTCTAACTACAGGGTATTTGAAGAATACGTGTATTTTCCGATTCGGTATATATGGATGTGATTCCCTCACTAGGTGTGTTACTATATAGTATATACGGTTGAAAACATGAAGGCTCTATAGTATAATTACAAATCTATATCGACTTTTGGGTGGGTGTGTATATAGATATAGGTGTAACTCGTTCGTTCCTATACGTTTTATTTGTTATTATCTATGTTCCTCATTCCTTATATACTATATAGATACCTTTGCTCTATATACTATACTCTCTTACTACTGTACCTATTTCATCTATACAGGTAAGCTCTCTATTTGAAACTCTCTCTCTACTATACTTGTTTTTATTATGTATTGCTATACTTTCCATTCTATATATGCTTTAACAGAAGTTCTCACTCTTACTGTTATGTCGCTTGTCGTTGCTTACAATGTTTCATATTATGATCCGTCTAGCATACATATTTATTACTCATATAGTATTGTTTGTTTCTCTTATTAAGCTCACTGTTATAGTACCATGATTGTTTCTTGTTAGTCAACTACTAATTGAAATTTATTTTGCTGAATCTATTAAATCCATAATCGTATTATATATACCATTTGGCATATGTCCTGTTCCCCAATAACTCTCTACCCACTCTTCTACTTTACTTAGTGCTTCTTGGCTAACATGCGGTATGTGTACAGTTATTAGTTCAGGTTCTTCAGGTTTCGTTTCTTTCAACTTACCTACTAGATATGCAGAATGTGTTAACTCACCACTATTTGGATCGGTCACCATTTGGTAATGTGTTTCTACTTCATATCCTTGCTTGGTATACTTCTTAATTGCGCTTGTTGTAGCATTAAGGAACTCTGTATGTAATCCCCCTTTTACTACTAAGTGACCTACGATTGGTTCTAATTCTAATACTTCTTCTTTCTTTTCTACTTCTGTCATTATGTAATCCTCCTATACTATATATGTATTAGTGTAATACCTGTGCTTTCTCTTTACGTTTTACTGTTACTTCCTCTAGACTGAGTACAACTCCTTTATGCACGGTCAATAGCTCATGAAGGATTCTACTTAACTCTTCTTGGTTGATATCCTCTAATAAGGTAGCTCCGAATATTCCCTGATCCATGAATACCATTTTATAGGAGCGTGCCATCTCTCTCTTCTCTTTTATACAGGGTTCACATGCCCAGTAGTCGTTCCCGTCTGCTACTTTAATTTTGTCTTTAGGTACCATGTCTTCTACCTTACAATGGATACATTCTGCTTTTCTTTTATCTGTAGTAGTTTCCATGTTCTATTTCCCCTTTCTACTGAATAAGTTTATTAGTAAGTGGACAATATATCCGATCCCTGCAAATATTGCGTATATACCAAGTACTACAATACCAATAAATGTAATGACTGCGGCCAGTTTCAACATGAATACAAAGTTATATACTACTAATACTATTAGGAAGACTATAGCCGTAACTATAGCTCCCAATAGTGCCATTACTTGAAAGTCATTCATTAGTAATCTTCCTTTCTATTCTTGAATGCTTGGTCATATAGTAACTGTCCAATGAAGTAGAAGAAGATTGATCCTAGTACTGTATAAATTGATACTCCTTTAGCGTACCCTACAATGAATCCTCCCATACCGATTGTTAGTACACCTGCTAGTTTAAATAGAAAGTATTTCATTTGTTTTCCTCCTCTTATAATAGTATTACTGTTCGTCCGTAATCAGCGCCAAACTTTTCACAATACTCCACTACTTCTTTATGTAGTTGACTTAGTGAAGCTGGTTTTGTGGTTGCTTCTTGATACATAATACGTATGTACATGAAATGTTCTAGTTGTGTCATTTCTTATCCACCTGCCCTTTGATAAATGTCATGATGTCCTCTAGTGCGTAGTACTCAGGGTTTAATAGTTTCTTGATACCTAGTGTTAACCAGTCTACAATTGCGAAACCGAAGAAGATAGTAACTACTCCAAAAATGACAACGACTATACTTAGGAAGAACTGTGAATCGAAACTATATGGGTCATCATCGTAATAGCTACTCCACTTCTTGAATACGAACTTGTTTATCAATGTCCATAATAGAGTCAGTACTACAATCCATACACCAGCTTTGACTAGTAAACTAATACCATCTACAAACTGTTGCTTTACTAATACTTCATATACATGTGTGGCAGCTACTCCTAATTGCTTTGCTAGTTCATCAATAAACCCACCTAACTTATCTGCACGATCCATTAACCATGTTACTGCTTTATCACTTGTACTCATCGAACGAACCTCCCTGTAACTTTGTATAGAGTAATAACATCATCAGGCAAACCCGTTTCTACAATATCTAAGTCTTGCAGTACAAAATCACGGTCACTTATCGCTAAATAGATTTTGTTCATAATTTCGTATTTCTCTTTACTTGTATGCTCGTTTACTAAACCACACTCACTATTATATATACGTAGCACGTAGTACTCTTTTTTCATTGATTTCTCTTCCTCTCTTAATCTGTTATTTTTCGCTACTACATCTGCGAAGAACTTCGGACCGCTTTCTTTCATTAAATCCTTAATCCCTCTGATTCCTGTACCAATAGAACGTTTACGTACGTTAAGTACTAATGCAGGTTGCTGATCCTCTTTCTTCTTTTGCATTTCGTCCCACCACTTGTTATAGTTACTTTGTACTATTTCGTCACAACATAGTGTACCTTTTGGTAGATACTTCCCACAGACTGTACAGTTACCATTTACCATGTAATCACCTACAATAGCCACTCTTTCTCCTCCTTATACTGTTTTTCCCAGTGTATCTTGAAGTAGTATAAGAATGCTTTCTCTAAGTTGTGCTCTAGCATATCTTCAAACGGACACTCTATTTCTTCACCTCTTGATACTGCTACTTGATAACATAGGTCTATTTTGTCCTTACGTGTCATAGACTTAGCAACATAGTAGTGTTCATGTGTATCGCTACCGTCATCAACATTAGCAAATTTTGCTTTCTCGTATAAATAGTCTATAGCGTGGTCAATAGTAGAATCAGGATGTTTCAAATCTTTCAGTAATAGTTTTACATCGGTTAAACGTACATAAGGTGTTGTCATTTTGTTTCCTCCTAAGATAAAAAGTATTTTAACATCCAAAACCATGTTAGTACTATAAAGAAGTAAATCCACCGTCTCTCTTTCTTCAACTTGTTTTCTAGATACTTGTTACGTTGTTCTAGCTGCCTATTGTACACGTTGGTCTCTGCTAGTACTAGTAATAAATCTTCGCAAGGGTGTTGCATGTCGATCCCTCCTTAGTACCCTGTGTAGTCGATATGTTCAGGCTTTTTAGGTACCTCACGACTCCAATCGACAATAACATAGAAGCTCCCTGTACTTGGGAAGTCTTTTGTCGTTACGCTGAAACCGTCTTCGTATAACGCATTAGCAATTTCTCTCTTTAAGCTTCTTGATTTTGTAGGTAACTCTACCTCTACCTGTACACGAGAGCCATTGGCTGCCCTTTTAGCTTTACGTCTTACTTCTTCTATATAGTCCTTAGAGTTTGTTTCTAGTTTACTTTTTGCTAGTTCCAATAGTTCTTTAGCTAAGTTCATAATTTTCCCTCCCATTTATCAATCGCACCATGATGACCCACTATCACTTGATGAGCTACTAGACGATGAATCACTACCCCAACTACTGCTAGCGCTTCCACATGAGCTACGAGAAGAACTAGAACCCCAACTATCGTCACTACTAGAAGAAGAAGAACCCCAGCTACTACTTCCGCACGTACTTCCTAGAACTGTTGAGTTATTGTAATTGTAGTCGTCATCATCGTCACGTCTGCTAGTGGATCGTGCAGTAGTTTTAGGTGTTGCTTTTGCTTTCGGTGTGCTACTTACACTAGAACTTGTACGTCTTTGCGTAGGCGCTGGTGATGATTTCATAGTCGGTGCCGCTTGAGCACGAGACATCGGATATACTATCTCCACAGGTTCCTCTTTCTTTTGAATCTTGATAGATGGTTTGTACCCTTGCTCACGTAAGTATGTATTTGTTTCCATCTTTACTTTTGCTAATCGTTCTTGTTCTAATCGTGCTCTTTCTTGCTCCTCCTCTAATAGTTGTCTCTCTAGCTCTGCACGTTCTTTATCAAGTTCCTCACCAATACGAACCTGCTTTTTATACTCATGTCTAGCCCAAATCACACATAAAATAACTACCACAATCAATGAGAATACTGCTAAACCTCCTAATACCATTACACTCTCTCCTCTACTAATGATTTTCTTTTAATACCAATGATAGGCTCCGTGTATCCTGCAAGCTCTAACTGTCTCTGTGCCTGTCTAAACACGTAATCAATATTCTGACCGTATTTCAATCTCCCATCAGACTCTAGGTGCTTATTCGGTATCCAAACGTTCTGATTGGTACCTCCTAATGTGAATCGTTTCGCTTTACGTTCTCCGTACTTCCGATTAATGAGTTGAAGACGGATACCTTTATAGTGTTGGACTAACATGTTGCTCCTCCTTTGGTCTAGAATGTAAATCCAATGTATCAAAGATAGGATCGTACTTTATATCAACTAGACCCCAGTACGTACGAGGATCGGTGTGTTGCCCTAATACTACCTCTGCGTCAGGGTGCTTGTCCTTTAGACTATTCAGTTTCTCCCATAGTTCAATTAGTGTTAGATAGTGCATGTTATTTGTCCTCCTGTTATGTATTTTTATGCATTACCTGCTAATGATGTTAGCGTAAGCATTTCCTTTAATACCATCGCAACTGATAGATGACCCTGCTCTTGCATCTCCACCGATGTCGTCACAACTCACACTGGAACCTGCTTGTACATTTCCTGTCACGTCATCGCAACTTACACTAGAACCTGCCTGGATGTCACCAGTTACGTTACCGATAACTGTGATAGATTGTTCGCTTTCAATCTTGTCCACGTTGCAGAGTACCGTAATCTCTAGCTTGTCCTCTACTGATCCTTCTTGGACAACACCATCGACAATTACTACTCCGTTTCTTGTTACAACGCTATTACCTACATATGTTTTACCGTTGATGTTTACTGTACCTTTTCTTCCTGTGATTGTAATATTTTTAAAATTGAATCCCATATTAATCTCCCTTTCTATTATTTAATTATCAACCAATCATTCGTTCTGAAATCCAGTCAAGTAAACTACAAGCTCCTATGATAGCTAAAGCAACTACAACTGTAGTACCTGCCCCTAACTTGGCGGCTACAACTACTGCACCAACTATTGCTAAGGCTGCTATAATGACACATACACCGACCCTCAATCCGAGGTTTTTCATGTGTTTCACCTCCTTGTTATCTTGTACACTTAGAATAACATAGAGGTTGTCCAATCGTCAACAACAAATTTAAAAAAAAAATACAGAGTTTTTACACCCTGTATTTTACACATATCAACCTTTTAAGAACGCTGCTAAAGAATCTAGCTCTAGTTCTACTTTCTTGTCTTTAGATAGCAACTTGTCTAGGGCCGCTTCTGCTTTACGTAATTCTGCTTCTTCCTCACGGATAGACATTTCGTTAATCTTACCTTTTAAGTCTGTAATCCAATGAGATAGAGGGAAACCACTTAATTCTACTACATCAATTTCAACATCTAAGTCCTCGGCCGCTAATACTAATGCGTGTAAACGTACTAGAATACCGTTTAACTGCTTCGTGTTCAGTACATTGAAGTTATGACGTGTACCATCTAAATCAAGCGTGCAAGTTGTTAGCGATTTTTGACGTAATGATTTTCTACTTGCTAACTTCTCTTTCTTCTCGTCTACTAATTTTTTTAATGCTAATACCTTCTCATCATTTACACTCACGATATCTTTTGCCATTTTACTTCTCTCCTTCGTATGTTTTGATTTCTTTAATATTGTCTACATTCGGGAACATGGATAGGATCGGAACTCTCCAACCACGTAACTCTACTTTGTACTTCTTACCTACTTTTGTTGTGGCTTGAATGTCTGCTGAATCCCATTTTAACATGAGAGTACTATCAGTATTCTCTAGTACCTGCTCGTTGTTGTCCTCGTCCTTGATAACAAGGTAGAACTTATCTTTCTTCCCATCACGCTTGTTATACTTGTCTGTGATAGTTCCTTCTACTGTAGTCACACGATAGTAACTAAAGATAGAGAAGGAGACTACTAGGGCTACGATACATAGCCCTATAATAACTCCCCATTTGTTCATATTAACGATCCTCCTTATTTATCTACTGAATATAGTTTTCCGTTCTCTAGGTATACTTTTCTAGTAGACGGTTGTAAGTATTCAAATACTTCTTCTAGTGTACCTTTGAAGTACTCATGGTAGTTGTCGTATGTAGCATAGTGGCTTTTAGAACCACCGTTTGATACTACAAATAGCGGTCTTCTCTCTTCTTCGTTGTTATATTCTTGAACCCATTTGTAGTCGTTAGAGTAGTAGGAGTACGTTCTTGCACTATCCTTCAACTGCTTCACCGTACTTCTCTCTACTTTAACACGATTATTTCTAGTGTAGTATTTATCATAACGTTCAACATTACGTTGTGCTACAGGACTATAGAACCACTCTTCTAAGTTTGACTTATCATTCAACGCTGTTAGAAACTCTTCAAACGTCATTGGTATGTACTCATCCTTCGAGAAGTCAATAGGAGAGTACTCTCTATCGCTCTCTAGTATTTCTAGAAGCTCGTCAAAGTTCTCCACGCAACCGTCAGGAGACTCCGTAATAAACTTATGTCCAAGAGAACCTATAGTTTCAATAGACCAGTGTACTTCCTCTTTCTTATTCCAAGGTATGTAACTCTTAGCGAAGAAGTAGAATTTGTTTTTCTTCTTCACACCATCGTAGCTATCGTACTTGTGGAATCTACCTAAGTATACCCACTCTTTACCATCTTTATCTAGGTACTTGTATCCTAGTTTTAAGTCTTTACCTTTAAATGTTTTGTTCTCTTTTATGATTTTGTTATACTCCATGATTTCTTTGTAATCGGGAGAGTTAACAGGTAGCAATACTAACTCTTTACCATCCCAAGCATATACTAACTCACCGTCGATCCCTTTACCTTTGAACATATCGCAACACTCTAGGATGAATAGTAGATTGTCAATGGTAATCTCGAACTCAAACCCACGAGGATCGTATACACGAGCATAAGCTTGACGATGGTTCCAGTCGTACTTATAGTCTCCTGCTTTCTTATTTAATACGAATCCTGAAGTCGGTACGTTATCTGCGACAAGGTTATCAATCTTTGTATCTCTCCACCCTTCCCACGAAGTTTCTTTTCGTAGTTTACCTCTCGCATCCCAGTAGATTACGTACGCTAACTTACCAGTATACGTACCACTGCGATCCTGGAATCCTACGTTAATTTTATCAGGTACAAATAATGAACTTTTCATTCTATTCCTTCTCCCCTTATCATATAGTTATAGTAGGTTGTACAACATTAAAGCCATAACCCTCTGCTTGCTCTCGGTTGAAGCTCTCATCTAAGTGCATACAGTATACTTTCTCAGGTTTGTCCCAAGGACGGATCAGTTCACTGAGTTCTCGCAACGATAGGTGAACATTACCTTCATAGTCTGCTTGGCAAGTATCCTGATAGAAGTAGTCAATCTCACCTTTTTTGAACATATTCAGTATGAATGGTGAGATAGTATTAGAATCCCCACTATAATAGATAGTTTTATCTTTATATGTAATCAAGTAGCCGTAGCATACAATCTCAGGTACATGTCGGTTAGGGACTACTTGGAACTGGATACGGAACCCATCTTTACGGAACCCAGGTGGATACTGGTTAGAGTTATCAAACTGTACGAGTCTATAACACTCTCGTTCTACTCCCATACCCTGTAACACTTTACTAATCTTCATATCATATGGTGCGTATACAGTTAAGTTAGGTACTTTAACTTGTCCCATACAGAAGTAACTATAGAAGATTAAGTCTCCTAACGATCCTACGTGGTCAGGGTGTGTATGTGTCATTAATACTACGATGTCTTCTACGTCCTCTAACAGGCCGCTACGCTTGATTCTATCGAAGTTGGCACTACCGCAGTCAATCATGAATAGAATACCGTCCTCCTTGATGTAAGCACTGTTATTACCTAATGCTGTGTTAAATGCGCTACCACAACCGATGAAATTAAACATAATATTCCTCCTTTATCCAATCAAGTAATGCTTCAAGGGCTAAACTCTCCGACCAATCGTACGAAGCCGATAGTTCTTCACCTTTCTTTACAATCTCTGCTATCTTTTCCTGAGCTAGTTCTTCACTCATCGTCTCCCTCCTCTACTTCTTTGTAATAGTAATCAGTGCAGGGTTAGCTGCTCCTTCACCCTCGTAGTCATACTCTTTGTTGTGCCACTTCTTTAACTCTTCTCCGTGAACCCAACATTGTGAGAGAATACTAACGGCCGCACCGTACATGAAGCCTGTAATACCTTCTGTATCAGCTTTATGAGATAGACTACTAGCTATGTATCGAAGTCCTGAACCTTTCTCGATTTCCTCTTCCATTAAGTTAGCCCACTTCTCAGCATATCGGAAGATACCTGCACCGTAACCGTCTGTATTCTTTGCTTTCCAATCTTCGTAAACCTTCTCGTCAACTACTTTCATTATTTCTCCTCCTCATCGTTAGAGACGATAGCCCCTACTAAATCTAGTATTGCACCTAATAACTCTAGTAACCACTCACCCAATTATACCATCCTCTCCTACTAGCGGTCTACCTTTTGTTTTACAGTTTCATAGTCTGTATACAAGTCACTATCCTTCTCGGCTGCTATACCAAAGATAGTCCCGTAGTCGTATGTACAGTCACGGAATACTCGCCCATCCATGTGCTGATCCCATGTACTGATATAGTAGTAAATGTTCTCATGGATTTTTTGGTCTTCCTCTGTCTCAATCGTGAAGTTATCTAGTCCTGACTCAGCGTAAGAGCATCCATCGTTCCAGTCTCCTCGGTTCTGTTCTAGACGGTGAGCAAGGAATAAATACTTATTCTTCTCGATAATAGCCTGTAACAAGTCGTCCCAGTCCTGCTCGATGCCCAAGTCGTATTTAGCTAGTAATAGAGCCAGTGTGCGGTTCTCTTTCTTAGCTTTCTCCTCTGCTTCTTTCTGCTTACGCTCGTCCTCGACCTTTTTCATCTCTTGATTCCAAATGTCGTCTACCTGCTTCAGTAACGCTTTCTTACGTTCCTCTAGTGTATCTTCTCTGTATGTAGTTGCAATCTGATTACGAATCTCACTAGGGAAGTTGTAGTACATTTCTGTCTGTTTACTGGATCGTTTTGTTTTATAACCGTAATGGCTTCTATGGACACCTGCTTTTTCCAATAGGTTGAAGATGTTTGTAAGTAACTGGTCATTCTCTTTCGCAATGTTAATGTTCTCTAAGTGTGTTAATAGGTCTAGTGAACCAATTACATGAATAATTTTCTTGAAATCTTCTACACGATCCTTGTTGGATTCGATAATCTTTAGCTTGAAGTAGATATCGTTATATGTCTCATTACAGTAGTGACCTAAAAGGAGAGTTTTATCCTCGATAGCATCATAAGTAGCTTTTGGTACTCGGATAGTTAAATACAAACTCTTATCGTAGTATCCTGAACCTGTAGCACGTTTTACTTCTAAACCGTAGATATGTAACTTCTTCAAGTGTTGCTTTGGTTTAATACCTACTAAATCTTCTGTCTTCTTGATGTGTGCAAGAGTTATGTCCTTAAACTTGTTCATCTCTTCAGACATTTTATCGAAGTTCTTTTCTACACTACTGTACTGTGATACGGTTGACATTACATTTCCTCCTCGAACTCTAGCTTGATGATAACTTGTCCTTCTTTATTCATGTTTCTAACCTTTTCTACGTAACCTGCATCCTTTAGCTTCTCAACCTTATTACAAACCTTGTTAAACTCTGTGACATCTAAAGGATCAAACACATATGTAGCAGTTAAATGTTGTTTCATTCTACTCCTTCCTCCTTCTCTTTCTCCTTGAGTACTAGATTTAAGTCGTACTCATCTTTAGGATAGTGTTTGAATCCGTCTCCTTTATTTTCTAAATGATTCATGAGAGCGTGTAACGAAGAGAATCTTCCTGTATAGAAAGTAGACATGTCTTGCTTTAGTAACGAATACTCATGAGTAGCAGGATTTTTAAATATGAAGTAAGCAGCACCGCTTGAGTAACCAGGTACGATAATATCCCCTACGTTATAATTTCGTTTAACAACTTCTTTTGGTAAATTAATTTTCATTTCTTTATCTCCTCTGCACTGTATTTGAAATCCATAACCTTGTATATTAGTGGACTGTAAGACTCGTCCAAAAAGTCTGTATACGGTTTTAAATCAGAATCTTTAACAAACTTCTTAGCTTGGTAGGGGAGAGGGCATATGATGATATGCCCTGCTATGTTTATCTCCTCTACAAAGTTACCGTCACTCAGTTTCAGTATCTTCATAATTACTTATCTAAGTCTGCGATCATAGCTCGAATTTCTTCAGCAGATTTACCTTGTAACTCTTCGTCTTCTTTAGTAGCTAAGATTGATAGTAACTTTTGTTTCTCTTCTTTCCTAGCTTGAGCTTGTAATCTAGCTTCTTGCTCTGCTACTTTCACAGAGACGATATATTTCACGATTTCGATTTGCACTTCAACTACTTTATCAGCAGGTGTTTTCACTTTAAGTAAGCTCTCTTCTGACGCTTGTTTAAATTGAGCGTTAAGTGATTTGAACACTAAGTCTAACTGAGTTGGTGTTAAGTCCCATAAGTCGATTACATTAATCATACCTCTGAATGGGAAAAGCATTTTCGTACGTGTAGCTACCTCAAATAAGTTTTCGATTGATTTTGTCATAATAATTCACTACTCCTCTTTTATTAGTTTTTTTTTTATTAGAATTTTACTTTTACTACTCGTTCTGTTTGACCTTTGACTTTGACGATTAACTCAGCTCTCTTAGTAGATGAGAAACCTACACCTGATAACTGATCCTCTACATCTTTGACTGCTGTACGACTTCCAAGGTACTCGAATACTCGTTTGTGTTGCATCAACTCCTCTGTAAGGAACTCATTGTAGAAACCATTTGGTTGCTCAGGGTTCACGCAATCTTTCAGCATGAAGAAGTAATGACGGTGCCCAATTCCTTGCTGCTCGTCCCAATAGTTAGGAGAGAACATCATTGTAGATACAGGAATGAATTGGTTTGTTTTTAATCCCCACACATCTCTAGTTGATACGTTAGATGGTAATAGCTCTTTGATTGCGAAGTTAGTACCGTCAAAGTATACTTCTGCAACAACAACTTTTTCACCATCTCGTAATGCTTTCGTGTAGTCGAATGAGAATACTTGTCCATCAAACTCAATTTCAGCTCTGAATCCTGACTTACCACCTCGGTTGTTAAAGTTATGCACAAGGAATTTGTATGTCCCTACTTCCATGTTGCGCTTGTTACCCCATGTGATGTTCTCTACGGCAGGTACATTACGGCTAGGATGGATGATATCCACGTCTAACTTACCGCCAGTACGTCTGTTAACCTTTTCTCCGTAGTAGATTAAGTTGCCACCTGGTTCGATACAGTGAGCATCTAAGTCATTACCATCGAACTCGTCATCATTCCACTGGATCGAGAATCTTAACACACCATCGACCTTACCTCCCGCAGACTTAACATTCTCTTTCATAGAGCTATCAGTGATGTTACCTGAGTACGCCCAGCTGAATCCGTTATTCCATTTGAACATTGTCTTAGCATCTTTGTTTTCAGGTGCAATCAGAGATACCATGTTGTTAGCTTGTTTATTCTCTAGATACACTTCAAGCTCTCTTGCCATTGGTAGTACATTGTTAATGAAGTTATCGATTGAGATTTCCTCAACTCGTGTGAATTGTTTAGGATTAACTGCTACTGCATTCAATGCTTCTGCGAAAATACCTGCTCCTGCGATTCGTTTGGCCGCTTCTTTGTTAGAGAATAAGATGTTGTTTACAGTGATGTCGTTTAATGTTGCGAAACGTCTACCGAATGAATCTTGGAAGCCCATTTCTAAGCTCATTTTCTCCGCTTCTTCAACCATCTTCTTCGTAAAGATTGCTTTAGGACGTTTGTAGTTAGATGGTGCTACGATCACTTCATATGCTCTAACTGCTCGGTCTAGTTCCATTCCTTCACTGATATTTACCAGTAAAGTACCGATGCTGTGGTTACGGATACGACCCATTGCACCACCGATTTTTACTGACTGCTCCCAAGCGTAGTTCTCTCTTTCTGAAACTGTTCCTAAGCTAAGGAATACTCGTTTATGTGCAAGGAACTGAGTTAATACTGCTTTCCATTCTGCACCTTTGTACAATGTATTTGAGTGGATCAGTTCTAATACAGTCATTAAGCTCTCTTCTGAGATTTCGATTAGTGAGCGTAGGAACACATTTCGTGTATCTCGTAGACCGCCACGGATTTCAGCTTCTGAGTTACTGCTACGAGTAACAAATTTAGCAGGGATATCTACGTTAAGATGTTGCCAAGTTAGGACTTGTCCTTGGTAGTCTTCTAGGTTGCTATCAACACCAATCTTACTGAACTTGTTTACCCACACATCTGCCACTGCGTGACTCTTGATGAATTTCGCTAAAGCATTGGCTACTGGTTGGTACGCACTGTTCGTTTCGAAATCCCAAATAGTAGTTACTTTGTTATTCTTGATAACGACTAAGTTACCCATGTTTCGGATGAACTGTTTACAAGCACTGCAATCAGCTTGTCTACGCTCACGGAAGACTTCGTTAGTTCCTTCAGTATGGCTATCTAAGTACAAGTCCCACATTACATCCTTGTCCACTTCTACCTCATATAAGTGGTCTGTATCTTTTACCATTTCCTTAAAGTTTGCTTTCAATGCTTTCTTAAATTGTTTGAATTCCATTACAATCTCTCCCTTTGGTATGTTATAATTTTTTTTTATTAATAACTACTTGTTGATACAAGTATTGTTTGCTCTACACATATTGATACAGGTGTTCTGTAGTACGTCTCACCGTCCACTACCAATCTTGTCCTTTTTGCGTCCTTATAAAGTGACGTGAACTTCTTAACATCGGACTCACGGATCAGTTTCCATATTTTGAACTCGTCCATAGAGGTCTCTAGGTCACTCGATTCGTAGTGACATCCATCCCAAAACATCTTCTCTAACCAATCGTCAATCTCATCAGTCTTTGTGAATACGTAAGCGTCTTCCCCATCATCCTCATGGTACATGAAGTATAGGTCTCCCCACCAATAATCCGCAGATAGTTCACGTTCTGCCAAGTCTAGGAAGTCACGCCAGTTTTCTTTGAAACCGTAGGTGTACTTCTCCACTAGTAATCTCCCTCCTCCTCGATTACTTCAGCAATTAGTAGATAGATAGCTCCAAACACATCGTCCTTCACATGATCCAAACTACCGACTGCTAACCGTTTATTACCATCTTTGATACATTGTTCGGCTTGTTCTAGGTACTCTTTTGCCCTCTGTATCTTCTCCGTTGCCAACATCTCTCAATCACCCTTTATATCTGTTAGTCCCATACTACAACTACTCGTCCTTCTTTGAAGTACTGGAATAGCTTTCCGTCCTTCACTTCTTTCTTGTAACACTTATGCGGCCTGTTGTTGTTCACTCGAATAACTTCCCCTACTGCATACTCGAATGGTGTCTTCATTGGTTCATCACCAGGTAAACTTATGTATTTTTCCACATATACCACCTCCTTCCTACGACCCGTATTCCGTAATCATTACTTACCTGCTTTAGCGTCAGCCAACAACTTAGTAATCTCGTAAACGCCATTCTCAACGTTTTGATTTACCATAAGGTTTCACCTCCTTTCAGTTATCGTTGTCTCTATTTCTACCTCCGTAGTGCCACCCTGCCATAGTTCCAAAGACAATACCCCCGATGATGATTAGTGGGAAAGCCCAAGGTACGAACATGATGATGAACATGAAGAGTAGAAACAAGACGATCGTTACTGCACATCCTAGCAATATCTTACTCGCATTCATTGTTAACTCCCCTTTCTTAGTTGATTACAACTATTGTATCAAGGAGTCAACTGGAAATCAATGCTAATTTTATTTTTTATTGTGTGTTGCTCTGTATTTCTTATATTCATCATACTATCATGTTGTCTAACAGTCAATAACTTTTTAAAAAATTTTTTATAAAACTTCTATTCTAGAAATCTGATACATACCATACCTAGCATCTAATTCGGCAAGACTATGAATACGTATCTCTGTGTATCCACCTTCTTTAAAGAAAACTCTAACATTCATGACATCCCCTCCTTCTGACCTGCTTGTCCGATTATTTTAAGTACTCTAACTTAGATACTTCGTCTACAACTGCGATATCGTAGAAGTGACCTTCGTTCGCATATTTGTATTTTGCAAGAATCTCGTTATACTCTGCAATTTTCTCATTCAACGCTATACGTTCGAACTCACTCATGCCGATTCCACGATTGTACTTGATTGTAGCGTCTAGTATTTCGTACTTTTCGATGAACTCTGCGCTATCGTGACGGTTTTGTAGAGTGGCTACCCCTGTTGCAAGTAAGAATACCCCTCCAATAACTGCGAACATTATCCCTACGAAGAACTGACCATCTGTACTGTAGTAGATAACCATTAAAGCTATACCACCTACAGTCATCAGAGTTAGTAGCGCTAATACATATTCCATTTAATTTCCTCCTCTATTCGTATAATCTTCCATAAACCATGTTACGAGTAGTATTACTGCAACTCCGATGAGTAGTCCCATTACTGTTTGTCCTCCTATACCCCGATTTCTTTTAACCAAACACCACCAAGTATGTAGAAGTTTGCAACTACCCGTAAATTTCCGTAAGTTTTGAAGAAGTCTCTAATCGCACCTTTTAACGATCCGAAAAAGTAAATTGTCTTTTTATCTCCACTTGCGAAAACCATCTCTACCTTGAAGATGTTATTCCAAAGGTTACTCATCTTCATCTTCCTCGTCCTCATCGTCTTCCTCCTCTTCTTCTTCTATAGCAACAAGTTCCTTACCACACATTGGACAGAAGTTGATTTTAACGGCTTCTTCGAAACTTGAGTCACAAGAGTACGCTGAATAGTCCAGGTTAAGTTTATCACCAATTACTTTAATCTCAATCCATTCTGCTTCGATAGACTCTGCGTTACGAAGTTCAACTGCTTCACAATACTTACACATTTGTAAGCACCTCCTTGTTTAACTTTCTGACCTTAGTATATAACGTGGTTTTCTATAAGTCAACAACTATTTTAAAAGTTTTTTCGGATCGTCTATCTTAATTAAATACTATTATAACTACATTACTATTATTAATAATAAATATAATAATATAAATACAGACCACTTATAATTTAAATAGGACAGAAAGGTAAATGAATGTTCAAGTATCCCTTATGTATCAAGGGTTTAAAATATGACAAGTAAAAAGGGAACCCGTAATGGACTCCCCTGACATGTTATTTCTCCGAGTCTTTAATTTTCTGATCCTGTTGTTTCTGAAGTGGTTTCAATGTATTAATTTCATCACTGTATTCTTTCAATTTAGCTTCTAAGTTAGCAATCTTTGCATCTTTTTCTTTACCTGATTGATTAGCAGCATCAAGTTCTTTTTTCGTTTGTGCTAGGATAACCTGTGTATTTTTAAGTTGTTGCTCTGTAGCTTTTAATGTTGCAGTCAAGTTATCAATAATTGCTTGCTTCTCTGCATTACTCTTCTCAAGACCATTTACTTTATCCTGTAGTCCTTTTACTTTACCCTCTAGCTCTGCAATGCAAGCAGTTAACTTATCAATCGTCATATTTTTATTAGCGATATCTTGTTGGAGAACTTTAACCTGTTCTGTAAAAGCAGTAACTTCTGCATTCAACTTCTCAATCTGAGCGTCCTTCTGTATATTTGAATCCTGTAACTCCTTGTTTGCTTTCTCAAGGTTAGCTACAGAAGCCTGTAAGTCTTTAATAGTACCGTTCTTCTTAACTACTTTATCCGTAAGCTCATTACTCCACTGTTTAAATGATACTAAATCCACTGTATTGTCATTTAAGTATGAACTTGCTCCTGCTGCTCCACCAAGTGCTCCCACTAATAATGATGCTACTACTGCTCCACCAATTGCGATTTTTTTAGTTGTGTTTTTCATTTTTAAATTCCTCCCGATTTTTGTTTTTGTGTTACTTTGTGTTACATGTTATAGTCTATGGCTCATTGTATGGGGTTAGAACTAAATTGTTTCCTTTTAGCCAACATTTATTTTTTGTATCGAGCCAACGTCAACTCATCTATGGATATTTCATAACCTTTAGCCCTAGAAGGATGCTTCACTAACCAACCTTCCTCCACCAGCTTATTCATAAGGTCTGATAGAACATTCATTTTAATCTTCATTAGCTTACGTAACTCTGCAACTCTCGTTTCTCTAGTACGTGCTATAACACCTTTTAACTTCTCTAATAAGTCCTCTTCTGTAATGATGTCGTAGTCCAGTTCTATATCTTCTTCAAGTTCTATATTTCCGTCAAATGATATGACTTCTTCTATAACAGGCTTCTGAACGTCTAATGGGATTGTTTTTACATCTGAGTAGTAATTTATTATGTCCTTATACACTTGCTCCTCACGGGACTCTATGGGGCTTACAATCGAACTCTGAAAGCGTTGGAACTCTTTCTCCCAACCTTCTATCCTCATGATCCCGTCCCCACGTCCTAATAATTTCGTACTTCCGATCCCTTTCCCAAATACAGTTTTATAGTCTGTATTAGAATTAAGGTTGAAGCTTATTGCGCTCGGTATGACTGCTTTTACACGCCCACTAATAACAGTTGAACTCGGTCTCTGTGTGGCAATAACTAAGTGTATTCCTGCGGCCCGTGCTTTCTGACCTAGCCTAACAAGATATTCCTCTACTTCAGGGTTTGTATCCCGTAAATCTGCATACTCATCCACTACACAGACGATATACGGCATTTTTACATCCATCTTCTCGTTATACACTTTGATACCTTTTACACCGTTCTCGCTGAACTGTGAGTATCTTCGTTCCATCTCCTTCACCAGTTTACTGAGCATAGCCGAAGCCTTCTCCATGTCTGTGACTACGTGCTCTACGTGTGGTAGGTCTTTATAATGACTAAGCTCTACTAGTTTCGGATCAATCATATAGAAGCGAAGCAACTCAGGTGGATACGTAGCCAATAAGGATATAATGAGTGTATTTACGAATACCGATTTACCTGAGCCTGTAGTCCCTGCCACCATCAGGTGTACAAGCTTCCCGAGTGACAGGTATATCGGTTCGTCTATTTCGTTTACTCCTACGATGAATGGTAGTACTGCGTCCTGAGCATACTCGTGGAACCGTGCATCTTCCAGTAGTTCTCGTAATCCTATTATAGAAGGAACTTCGTTTGGGATCGTAAATCGTACTGTATCTGCCGTGCTCCCTTGTTCAACGCTTAAAGATACAACTCCAAGTGCGGCCTGTATATCGACTGCTTTACCTACAATGTGGCTCAATGTCTTTTGTTTCGGTATATCACATTGGATAACCGTGAGCCTGATACCTGAAGTGATGGTACTATTTGTTAGACGTGCTTGACTAATTAACCCAACTCGTTTCATTGCTTCAGCCAGTTTCGTGATTAATCCTTCGTCTGCTTCAACCTTCTCCCTATCATACTTTGGCAATAGAGCTATTATTCCATCGGTCTTAACCTCGGTCACTCTGTAATCCGTTAGTTGCTTTTCAGTTACGGCTGGTTGTACTGGTGTAACTTCTATTGCGGTCCCACCGAATAAGGATACAAGCTCTGTTCTACTTAATATCTGTGTGTCCGTATCTCCTGTCATGATACGATCCGTGTATTCCTGCTTTATCCCACGCTCCTTCCGTTTATAGAGTCGGATAGCATTGTACGAGTCGTATTTGCTTAGGACGTTATCCAAGCACTGTACAAGGCTCTTAGGCTCCTTAGAACGGACGACTACTCTTAACTGGAATTGATATGCTTCGTCTACAATTTTATTTTCTACTTCTTGGATATACGGTCTCTTGGTTTCGAATGAAGCTATCTTGTTCAGAGTTTTCAGAATTTTTGTTTGAAGACCTCTACCTAGTTTAGACTGCATCGGGTAGTCATTACCTTCTAAATAACTGCTATATCTTGCTACTGCATTCGGTCTCCAATTGTCGTACCGTCTACGGAGCAGCCACTGCAATTCAATGATTTCACCTCCCTTCAATTCTATAGAAGATAGTTCGTTCAGTAAGGCACCTTTATAAGCCCCGTACAGTGGGAGGAAGTTAGGTTCGAGTAAATATCCCTCATAGTAAGACAAGTCTTCTGTGTCGCCTTCTACGAGCGTCTGACGAGGACTAATTCCGTTACCGATCCGAAGACTAGGAGGAGAGACAAGAACAAGACTTCTCCCTCCTGGATACAATTGAAGCTCTAGCCCGAATAGTCCTTCTGTGTCTGCATTCATAATCTGCTCAAATGCTTTACCGATATCATCTACAATGGAGAAGTAGTTGGATATGTTCTTAGCTCCCTTCGTTTTAGTCCACACGTCTCTTCAACTCCTTGTAGAGCAGGATAGATTGAATCGCATTCACTGTAGCGTTTGTCAATAACATAGTCGTATTCAAAATGATAATTGCAGTCGTCATACTCATGGTAGTTCCCCCTATTTCTTTTTAATCTTTTTCAACAAATTAATTGGACTCATTACTGCACTCTTAGAGAAAGCAAAGTTACTTAGAATCTTCTGTCTTGTTCCTCTAAGTGGTTTCTTCGTAATCTCATCTAACCCTCCTCCGCTGTCTAGATGTTGCGCTATCAATCTCGGAGGATTCTGCATACGAGCAAACCCACCGATTACAACTAATAACTTGATGACTGTACCTGTGAAGTCTACTGGTGTAGGGATACCGAATATGAACCACCCTAGCACGAGTAGGAATAATGAGTGATATACTTGAACAAGCGATAGATGTTTTACGTTCTTCCACCATTGGTCGAATAGGTGACGTTTAGAATCGAATACCCAAGCCCCTAAAGCCAATGGAGCCGTAATCCCCAGGACCAGCAAGTCGAAAAATCTGCGCCCGTTCTGCCACAATACAGGGATTACTGTACCAATCAGGACTGCATCGAATGCTAGGAGCGCTATAATATCCAATGTACCGAATGTTTCCGATAAAGCAGTTGTAGCCATTGTCTTACCGTTCATACCTATGAGTATATCGGATATATAATTCAGGAGTTGGAAAGTCTTTTGGAATAAGAATGGAACGATTGTTGTTAATCCTGCCACGACTGCCCAACGTTTAATGATTGTTTTAAATTCCATCGGAGCTTTTACCATTGGTCGTCTTCCGTCTTTTACACCTGAGAACATTCGTTTGATTGCTTCGATGACTGTTAGGACCGCAACTGCACCTAATGCCACTGAGCTAAATAGCAGAGTCATATTCGTGAACCATTCGTTACTGAATAACCATAAAGGTGTCTTCAGGATTAAATCTCCACATAGTTCGTATACCCAAGCCATAAGGTCTGCCGACATATGACCTACATTTACAGGCAACTCTTTAATTAGTTTTATAAACTCACCAAACCAATTAATGATTTCCTGTATCGGATCAGGTATCAACGTCTCCTGTACTTTACCTGTAAAGAAGCTCTTTACACCTTGGAACATGTTACCCTTATCTCCTGAGAAGAATGAGTTCGGATCGGTACCTAAATCAGTTACGGCCGCATAGGTTCTGTCAGTTAATGAAGTCAAGAAGAATGTAGAAACTGTAGCTAGAGGAATGATTGCAACCTTTGCATATTTTATAAGGCTAGTTTTAAGAAGTTTAAGTTTTGGAAGAGTAACTTCGCCAAGTAGTAAAGAAGGTAAATGCTTGGTACGCTTATGAGTACTTGCGTTAGTCCCTTTAGAATGTCTTGGCTCCACGCATCTGCTTCCTGTTTCTTTCTGAGCATTCTGTATACCCCTGCTGTTGTAAGTGTAACCATTGCTACTGCAACCCCTGCCGCTACCGATATGAACGCTATTTGTAGTCCCCATTCCATTACGACCGCAGGTGTCAGTGGAGATAGTAGTGGAGTTCCCCCAGTTACTCCCGATGCTAGTGCTCTTGGAGCTATGTTGATACTGGCTGCCAATACGGATAGTGAAACCTTTACGAGTTTCTTCAATTTGCGTACCTTCTTCACTTTCCGACCTCCTGTTGCTTCCGTCACCTCCCTCACTACATTCTCTACTAAAAAACTTGGCTCCTCAGTGATAGTTGTAGTCTTTTTAAATGGTACATATTCCAATTGACTATCCAAATTCTTAGCTCCTAAATTTACGTTTATCATTTTACTTCCTCCTTTATAGTTACCTTCTATTATTAACGGTTGCCTGGTTTAACTCGGTCATTCAAACTGCTAATACGGTCATTTCCACCCGACCGCGATCCGTTATTCGGTTTACCGATATTGAACTCGTAGTTGTGTAACCATTTGAATACTGTAGAGACTGCAATACCTGCCGAGCACATAACCACGATTGAAACACCAGTTGCTAAAATACCCATTTTTAAAACCTCCATGTATATTTATTTTTTGTTTGGCAATACTACAGGTAACTTAATGATTCAACTATAAAGGAGGAAGCGAAGAATGTGGTTCAGTACTGATAGTGAGTATCGTTACGAAAAGCAAATGAAATTTATTGACCATTTAGTTCTCCAAGAAATTAGAGATAGAAAGAAAATTGATATTAATATGAAGCAGTTGTATGAAATCCTAACTGTACTGCATGATTTTCGTGTCGTTGATTGAGTGGGAAAGATGAATTTCGTATGACCTGTGTAAAACCCTTGCTACGACTGATTTTACCCTAATTACCCTCGGAAATAACATACTCATAAATGTGGGTAATTAGTGGGTAATTACGTCTTACCCGTGGGTAATAGGGTAATTAGGTAAGATGGGTAAGACGGATTTAAAAGTTATCCAATTTGCTCTCAATATCCTCTTTCGACATCTCCTTTTTCGTAATTTTTACGTTCATTAACGGTTTTGTATTACTTTGTGGGATATTCTCATACTTAGCCCCTGAAGCCTTTGGTTTATAAGGCTTTGTAGAAGTATTACTTTGTGTGACATTCCCACCCTTCTTTATCATCTCTCTATACTTCATACCGTCCCGAGCTAGTTCTCGCATTACATGTGCGAAGCTATTCTTCTTTAGTAATGGTGTTACGACCTGTAAAATGTCATCGTCCATATCCTCTCTTAAATATAATGACCTTCTCATCTCCTTTCCTCCTATCCGTTATAAGAATTACCCCCTACATGAATGTTGATCCCTTTCTTCTTCTGTTTCTTCATAGAGCGTATACCGTATTTGCGAAGACCTCTTGCGTTTGCGTATCTATCTAGGAACAATGTTCGAATGTTAGTACCTGCATATTTCTGCTCTAGATACGGCTTTAGTAGTTCTGCACCCCCACCCGTAAAAATCACGGTTGTTACAAAGCCATAACTGTCGATTAGAACTTTATCAAGTACGTTTAAAATCGTGTTGGCGTGGTTCTCGTATGCCTGATTAATCAGGTCTGTTATATCCATGTTTCGTATTTCCTTTGTTTTCATTATCATAGGAAGTTTTCCGTCAGGAACTGTGATACTGTGCATTGCTTCTAGATACTGACTAACTGCCGTGTATGCTTGAAACATTCCGTGATTCGTATGTGTAGTCAGTTCAGGTTGTTCCTCTAGTCCATCCATTGTCAGAATATTTAATGTTCTTGCTCCTACATCCACTAGGACTACGAAACCTCTTGCTACATCGTGGTCAACTATCTCTCCGTCATTGTTTAGCATGACATCGCATAGCGATCCGAAAGGTTGCTTCTTGATAACTACGTCTTCTACTGTGATTATCTTTGGCATGAACTCTACACCATCGTAGGATATAGATATCTCATGTGTGTTTCGTACAAGCTCGATTAGAGCCTTCCTGCGCTCTGCTGTATCGTTTTTAATAGGAAGGTTCATCATGAGTGTATATACTCTCTCCTGCACTCCTCGTGCCATTCTAGCGAGTGCGGTCTTAAACATGATTGGGAACCGTTTGTCGATGTGTTTATTTTCCCCACCGATCCAGTCTACATTCGTTCCCATTTTAATTGCGTAATCACCGACTACATATCGTTTACCATCTACCTCACATGCGATATACTCTAACTTGCTTCCTGTGGAGAAGTCATCCTTTGGTTTTGGTTTGTAAGGAATAACAAATGATGGGATTAAAAGTGGTGAACCGTTACAGTCATATTTGATATCACCGAATCCATCATCTAAAGCAGCTACCGAAAGACTATCAGGCTCAGGGTTCAAACGGATTGTTTTATTTGTAATCAAAAGTATTACCTCCTGTTTTCCTCTGTGTGAGGAAGTGTTATTTTGTATTACTTAGTTAAATGATATGGGCAAATGCGTAGAAAGTTGCCTGTACGTAAAAAAAAACTTCCGAAAAAATATCGGAAGTTGGTTAATAGTGTCCTATTTTGGTAGGTTAGAAGCTTGTATAAGCCCTAACATCTCTGCGATTGGACGGTAGTACGGCTTTGTGTTTGGAATTACTAAGTACTGTAATTTATTTGACTGACCTTGTTGCTCTCTTACTTGAAGAACTCTGTCGATGATACTGTTAAGCATCTGCATTTCTTCAGGACTACATACGCTTGCTACCTCTTCTACGTCCCATACAAGGTAATTCGGTGTTCTGTTTTCCATCTTATTTATCTCCCTCTCTAATAGTTAAATCGAATGATACTGTTACCACTGGAAGTCGGTCTATGATGTTCAGTGCGTTGTGGAGCTTGGACAACACTTCCTCCTTCGTTAAGTTCTTTTCCGATAAGCTAATATTGAAATTAAACTTGAACGGATCGTCACTTGTGGCTGTTTCCGTATCGACTGCTACAACCGTCTTAGTCTTCTCACCATCCTCTTTGAAGTCCTCGAAAGTAGGTAAGACTACTTTATCTTTCTTCTTCTCTAAAAGAGCGACCTCTTTATCGAATGTAGCTTGTGATATCTTTCCTTGAGACAGAAGACTGTACAACTGACCTTTACGGATATTACCTTGTGCCACTGATTTAGGTCGGTGCTCTTTAGATAGTATAAAGGCAGAACTAACTGAGACCCCTGTGAGTTGTGATATCTCACGTAAAGACTTACTCGTCTCTTTTAATAGTCTTATTGCTTCGTCCTTTTTACTTTTCTCAATATAATGTGTACTCATATTAAACTCCTCCTAATTCTAATTTAACTTTTCTAAGTGCTTTCTTCGCATGTTTTGATACTGTTTGCGGTTTTACCCCTAACTCGTCTGCGATATCGGATTGCATTCTGTCCTTTATAAAGTACTCATGGAATACATACTGCTCATGAGATGTTAAGTGTGAAACACAACCTTTAATGTCTATCATGAATGACCAGTTACCATTCAAATCACCTCCAATTATCTCCTTTAATGAAGAATCTGACTCGTTACCATCCATAATAAAAGGTTTCTCAAGACTCAATACTTTACCACTACGCATGTATTCAAGTGTAGCTTGTACCCATTTCAGTTCGTAATCTTTCCCAAGGAACTCGTAAACCTCTTTAGGGGTTTTGTCTGCGATGTTATGTTTTACAACCTGTGTTCGGATAGTCGTAATGTTCTCAGATATCTTCAAAGGATTACTTCTCTTTCTAACATTGTTCATTTTACCGAGAACATGTGGGTATGCGTACGTACTAAAAGCATTACCTGATTCTGTATCGTACTTGTCAATCACTTCTAGTAAAATAGCTAATCCTTCCTGGAACATATCCTCGAACTCATGTTGTCTATTTTTACTGAACCGTCTAGCAAGGTCGTACACCATACCTTTGTAACCAAGTATAATCTTTTCCTTCGCTTCTTCCGATCCTGTTTTAGCTTCCTTCACCAATTCGATTGTTTCCTCACGAGTTAACTCAATACCTCTTCTCTTCCATAATAACATTTCTCCCACCCCTTATTTTAGTTTATCAACTCCTCGTATGTATAACGCTCTCGTAGTTTTTTAAGTGCCCGTCTCTTTAATCGAGATACTTGGACTGAATATGTACCTAGCATAGTTGCAATGTTTGATTCCGATTGGTCGTACACGTATGCTAACGTAAGTACGGATTGTTCTTTACTATCTAGGACTCTAATAATATCGTAAAATGAGATATCCGAGAACCAGTCTTTGTTTATATCTTGACCAATGCGTGCGGCCAAGGGATCATCTTTATCTTCACCTGTCGGCTTGTCCAAACTAATGACTTCATTGTGTATAACCTCTAAAGCAATTGTAACGTTGTTTAATTGTTTTTCATCGAATTGTAACTTCTCCATTATAATAGCTGGTTCCTCGTTCTTCAACTTCGTTGCAAGGATTTTGTTGACTACTGCACCAATCTCCCTCGGAACCTTTAGAATAGAAGTTCTGTTCTTCAAGTAGTTCCCTATCTCTGCGTCAATCCATCGGACCGCATAAGTGGAAAACTGTAATCCTTTTGAGATATCGAACTTCGCTATAGCAGTGATTAGTCCAATCATCCCTAATTGAAACATGTCATCGTATTCGTGATACGGATTGCTTTTACGTCTTACCACGTAATTGACAAGACGAGCATTGTGTTCGACTAATGATTCTGTCGCTTCCTCCTCTCCTGCTTGTGACCTTTCAATTAGTTCGTATGTTTCTTCCTTAGTTAGTACCTTATTGGCGAAGGTGTAAGTGCTACCTGCCCTTTTCTTATTCATGCTACTACCACTCCCTGAGTTATTCTAGATAACTTATCTGTAATCAGTGTAGCACAGGTTTCTAACGCTTGTCTATATTATTTTGTAATTTTTTTATAAGTTACAGCATACCCTATAGGTTACGGATCGGACGATATAGGTATAAAAAAAAGAGCGTCTGTGCGCTCTAGTGCTTCGTCATGGTAGTACCTAAAGACATATGGTCTGTTGGCATTACTTCGATGATGGTCATACCGAATACATCCTTTACGTTGTTAGTATACGGGTGATTGTCATTTAGTACCGTTACTAAGTTCTCACCTAGATACACCGTGTTCGGCATTACGTGCATACCGTACTTAGTAGCAAACTTATTACGTAGTTCCCAAATATGTTTTAGTACATCGTCTGCGTCCTTATACTTACTACTTAAACAGACATCAGGTGCTCCGATAGGTAGTCGGTTAACCAGGATAACCTCACACATATACGCTAACGTTTCTAAAGATTCCTGTCCTGTATCACCATCAATTACAATCTTACCACTGAAGCAGTTCTGAGTCACATCAAACTCATGACCTTCTAGCTCAACTTTGTCCCCCATAAGAATTTTTAGACCGTTCTTATCTACGTAAGGTGTTGGTGCCCCATCTTTTAATAGCTCCATTATAGTTCCTCCTCATTCCGAAAATGTTAATACTCTGATATCTACGTAAGGTCTTATAAACCCCATTAATACTAAACGCTTATTTTGAAGTGACAGGTAGCCAGCTCTACCGTTGATGATGTCTAAAGCCGTCTTGAGGTACTTCCTATTGTAGGTATCAACCTCTAAAGCAGCTCTAGCTAGTGACCCTAACTCATCGAGACGCAGTACATCTAGTACAACCACACCACTATTTCTCATACGTCTACCACGTAAGGCTAGTCGTCTAATTAACTTACTAGCCTTGTCACGTTTTCTGTACTCCTGTTCCTCATAGTCCTTTTCCTCAGGATCAATGGTAATGTCCTCGTTCATATACATATATTCTGATTCAGACATCCATTGTTGATCCCCACCACAGGTAAGCCACTTCTCTGCCACTTCAACCCCTCCTTATTAGAATAAATCTATTTCGCTATCTGCAAATGTATAAATAATATCAGCAGTTAATCGTGGGCGACCAATGAAATGATACGTAACTCTGTCACCAAATTCCACCGCCACTACAAATATGTTTACACCGTTGTTTATGTCCGTTACAGTAGACTCAATAAACTCGTGAATGTCGTCACGAAGTATTTCTGCTACCTTCTCAGGATTGTCAGGATACTTCGTCCACTTCCAACCATAGTCAATACCCTCGATGTCAGTCCAGTTGCAACGAGTCGGATCGTCTTCGTTTGTATAGTGGTCAACACGTTCCTCAATATGTTCGTGAGAATTAGCCATCTCAGAAAGTTCATTCAGTATAGTAGCGTCCACTCGGTGAATCCATTTAGAACGGATAGTTGTACCTACGTAGCTATCAATAACGTCCTTTACTAAAGCTCTCTCGTCCATGTCGCTAACCATTACACTGATATAATCTGAAGAATCTGTAACGTCAATCCCTGAGAATCGTAGTCCTTTACCTAGCCCGTAAGTTTTACCGAATCCTAATAATTTGTTTGTATTCATAATTAACATCTCCCTTATCGTTTTCGTCTTGGTTTTGATAGCATCTTTTTAAACTGATCCTGCGCTCTCTTCTCTGCTTTTTCCTTAATTTCTTCCATTTCTACTGTTGTATACTGTATCAGTGATTCCATTGAGAAGCTTTGTGGTTTAGGTTGTAACGCTTCTGCTGAATCCCACACAACTAGAACCCCATCATCTAAATGTAAGTCTGACCAACCGAGTGAAGCGCAGCTACCAACTACTACGGCTTTCTTCTCGTCCATTACAATCCCCTACCTTTGGATATTTATTTCCAATCCTTCTCTACCCCAGTCCTGCATACCTGTTACCTGTTTAATTGGAACCATTAAGTTTATAACCCATTCACCCATTTGTGTAGCCCAACCTATAGCTACTTCACCGTTTTCGTACGTATCATAGTTTTCCTTATTAACCCAAACTGAAATCATTCCGTCCATTTCCGTTTCCCCCTTTAAAGGTAAGGGGCACGAAGCCCCTATGTAATTAGTTATTTTTTACTACGAATTTCGGTGAAGCTTCGATTGCGATTTTAAGTCCTTTGATTTCTTCCACTTTCTCTTTAGGAAGTTTACCTAGACCTAGAAGACCTTTTAGCTTGTCACCATTGATACGTACTTCCGTAACCTCTTTCAGTAAGTCGTTGTCGTTAAGGGCCGCTGCTACATCCGTGAAGTTGTAATCAGTGAACAGTGAAGATGAATTAGACTTCATACCTTCTTGTAGGACTACTTTCTTACCGTTCGATCCTTTAACCTCTGTAAGGTCGTTTTTATCCATGTACTCACGTACACCCTTTTTCAGTTTATCCATTTGTGTTTTTAACTTAGCAGCTTCTGCATGTAATTTAAGGAACTCGTCTAAGTCCTTTTTAATTTTAGCAGGGATCAAGTCATCTTCGTTTTCTTCTTCTGTTACATCTACAACGTTTGTCCCACCTGCTTTGTTTACTTCCGTTACTAATGTTACATCGTCCACTTGAATCACTTGTTTGTGTGAAGCTTCGAATAATTCCGTTTCAGGTGTTACTGTTACCCAACCTGCTTCGTTGAACTGTGCTTCAATTGTTTGTACCGTTTGATTAGCTAATGTTACCTCTTGCCCGTTCTTTACTACTGTTACAACACCTGATTGATTTTCTACGATTACTGCTACCTCACCAGTTTTATTATGTTTCACTTGTACTTTTGTCATTTTTGTTTCCTCCTAATTAATTGGTTTGTTTTAACTGTCTTTATCTTATCATGTTGTTTTCTTATAGTCAACAACTATTTAAAAAAATTTTTGTTTCTATTTTATAGGGTATGTTACAGTCATTATATCCTCTAACATACCCTTTTATACCACTTATTTTTCTTTTGCGATCCCCTTGAATAGAAGTAACAGGAACATTACGAAGAATGTAGCCCAGTAAATCCCTTTGAATGTCGTGTCAAAACTGAATGCCTGTGTTGCGATAATCCAAATCATGGCCGCAGGTACTAATGAGTAGAACAACGCCACTAAACCAACGATAGCCAGCCCAATCAACGAACCAATTATAACTCCTACACCTTTCATCCTTTTCCCTCCTAGTCTTCTATTGCCATTATAATGACAAATATTAACGTAAACCCGTATACAATCCAGTAGACCACTCGAACTGAGATATCATATTCCAGTATTCCTACGAGAACAAACCATATAACACCCATCGGTAAGCAAGCAAACAGTAGAGCTACAATGGCCGCAAGCAGGAATAGTACTAGACCTGCTATTGCCACGTAGAATGAAGAACCTGTGTTATCCTTTTTCTTTAGATTCATAGTTTCCCCTCCCTCATCTGTTTTAGATTAACTAACATTTCCGTGTATACGGCAATTTCAATGTTGTCCAGTATATCGAAGAAGTACGGTAAGGTCATATCCTTGCATCCCATATAATGGGGAGACTCTTCACCAGTAGATAAGTTCGTACTGGTCATTTTACGAGCCAATCCATCAATGAAGTACTCGTGTGTTTCGGACTCACCTACCTTTTCATTGTGCAACCACACGAACGTTGTTTGTCCTATGCGAAGTTCTCCACCTCTATGTAGATAGTCGAGAACAAGCGCAACTTTCATCGGATCGACTACTTTCATTGTCCTATACCCTCCAATGAAGAAATGAAATCGGAGATAAATAGATTGTTAACGTGTGTACGTTTAATCTCCCCTGCTAACTGTTCTTTATTGAACGCTATTTGCTTCTTTAACGATTCGATTGTATCTTTCTGCCAATCTTCAGGTGTAGCGTAGTGGATTGGCTTATACAGGCTGCTCTCTGTTTCTTTCCAATCCACAGGTCGACAGTCATACTCACGAACATACTTCAGGTGCGCTAACGCATCTTCCTTCATTTTCTTTAAACGATCCGTGTTTGGCTCCCACACTTCAACTTCTTCGATAACTCTATCATATCGGTTACGCAGGTCTACATCTGCTTTAGCTTGTTTGTTGAACTTTAACTGCTCGTCAAGATTAGCTTCTTTCCATCGAGAGTTTAACCCCCACTCACCTAAATGGGTAACCTCGAATAATTCATCCTCTAAATGTTTGATGGTATTATGGTAACGTTGCACATCAAGCTTTTGGAACTCAGGGTAAGTTTCCATCGGTTTACCACCCATGTGATTGAAAGCTGCTAATCCTTTTGCATAACGAATTAGATATGCTTTACCTGTACGTTCTCTCCCATCAACAATTCCTTGCGTATATGAACTTGGCATATTATTTGTCCTCCTCTTGTTTAATTACTACATTGATGCTCTCTAACTTTACCGTAGGAATGACTGTAACTTTCACATGAAGTGTCTCACCCTCGATGTGAGCTTCTATATCTCGAATCTTACCAGTCTCTAACGCATCGAGGAGTAAATCTAATTGCTCACTATCTTGTTCCTTCTCAACCTTCTTACCTGCTCCCATTCGTGAACCACCTCGTCTTGCGACACTGCGCTCATCTAGGATCGTGTAGCAGCCATGCTTATTGATACGGTGCTTTTTATAAATTGCAGTCATTGCCATACCTGATAAGTAATCTTCTACTAAACTATCTTTCTCTAAAGTTGTCATTGTGAGCAAACGATTACCTGCTCGTGAATTGTACATCCCTTTTCGAAGTGTAACCTTTTGTCTACGTAGTGCGTTGTACACTGTACCAACTGATACATCGTACTTCTTCGTTAGGTCAGTAATCCCTAAACCGTTTTGGTAGTCCTTTGCGATTTTTTCTTCTTGCTGACTTACTGTATGTAGTGTTGGTTGGAAGAGACTATCCTCTTCTCTAAAGTCTGTCTCGGTGTTTAGCTTTTCAACTTTACTCATGACTTTCTTTCCTCCTCAAAAAACTGTAATAACTTCTGTAACCAAAGAATATCATATAGGTTGTCCTACTGTCAACAAAATAAACAAAAAAAAAATACAGAGTTTTTTAGACTCTGTATTACATAGGACGGATTGCGATTAAATCCTTCTCTTCATATAAGTTATCTTCCCTGGATAGTTTGTAAGCAAACACTTCAGGATCGGTCTTGGATATGTATACTTCTTCTACAATGGCCGCGTCCTTTTTACCTGTAGCACTAATGTAATCCACTCGGTCGTCTATTCTGAACTTATTCGTATAACTGAAGATTTTATCCTCGAATTTGAAGACAGAGAATAACGATAAGTCATTGATCCCTACATTAAATGTAACCCAGTATCTCGCATTGCTTGGGTCTTCTACGATATCGTACGTCATCTGCGTTACAGTGAATCGTTTATCCACTACTCGAATGAGTACATCAAGATTCATTCTGCGCTCGAAGTTTTTAACAAGAAGCACCTCTCCCCTCAGAAGCGCTTCTAACTTATCACGTAACGATGTGTACGCCACGTAGTCAATCTTCTCATACTGTGTAACATCAACTACTCCACTCATTGGCTATTCCCTCCTTATATTCCTAGACCAGCAGATTCAAGTGCTTTACTGATACGTTTGTCTTCCTCAGTAAGGTCTAAGTTCTCGTAGAACTCTTTCTCCGCAAGGTCTAAGTCTTCAAATAACTGGTCATGCTTATCTTCGGAAACGTAACTCATGATGACTTGCATCATTGCCGTTTCTTTTGCAGTTTGACGTAATTTAATCTCACGTAGACCTGCAATAGATAGACCTGATAATTGGTTATTCGTAATCTTTGCTTTCAGTTCGATAGCTTTCATCGCCAACGGTGTATCCACCACGTCAAAAGCCTGTAACCCTTTTGCACCCTTTTTAATAATCTCATCTAGTAGTTCTAAATCGTTAAAGATTGTACCTACTTTAGTCATGTCTGTAACTGAAGCAACTGACATAGACTCTTCCGATCCGTCTTCAGGTGACTTCCAAAATTCATTTACTTGTTTATCTGAAATGTATGTGACGTTATCCTTTGCACGCTTGTCCAGTAACTGAAGTAGTGGTACTCCTTTTTCGATTGCTTCTTCACGTTTCTTTTTGTAGTTTGTTAATGAAGCTTTCGAAATACTGAAGTCATTATCGTTACAGAACTCTATGATATAGTCGTATGTTAGTCCCTCATCTAGCATGTTATCTACTTTCGTACATAACTTTTTATTCTTATACAACTGCACTAATACACTACTTGATCCTAATTTCTTTTTATCGTTTCCTGCCATTTTAAATCCCAACCCTTTCGAATATATTCACATCTTAAATAGGGGAAATTGTCCCTCGAATACTGTTGTATCAACGTCTACGTATAATATAGTAAATCATACAGTGAATTTTAAA